GGCCGGTGAGGATCAGCTTCCCCGCCTCGATTGCGACCAGCTGTTGGTTCCCTTTGCGAGTGGCCACGGCTACTCCTTCACCGCGATCCAGCCCGAGCCGGAGAGGTTGAAGAGCTTATAGGTCGCGCCGCCCAACTCGAGCACGTCCTCGTTGTCCATGACACCGCCGCCGTGGGCATAGACCTCGATCAACTCACCGCGCACTTCCTTGTAGGCCGCGGTGGTGTGGGCCACGAGCCAGGGGAAGATGGTGATGAGACCCTGCCTCACATCGGGGTTACACGATGTCTGGAAGCCGGCGCTTGCGGCCGCGCAGGAGCCGGTCTGCCCGGTCGCGCTGGCCCAGCCGTCAAACTTGTTTGCCGAATAGAAAGTCCCCGGCGACTGGTAGTGGCCGATGATGACCGGCTGAGGGTCTTCACCGATCTTCGCGCCCGATGCATAGGCATTAACCAGGTTCACGACAGTGATGGTGTTGGGAGTCGAGACAAGGTCAATGGCTGTAACCTGCACGCGCTCGATGTTGGCGTTGTCCTTGATCACGTAGTAGCCGCCGAGTTTCAAGATCGAGGCGTCGTTAACCAGGATCGTCACGACCGCGCCGGCGGCGACCGCGGCCTGCGAAATCGCAACCGCGCCCGACCAGAACCGTTTGGGCAGTCCGCAATAATGCGCGTAGTAAGTGGCCACGAGCTTGGTGACGATGAAGGCGTGGTCCTTGTCCGCGTAAATCCAGTAGAGGAAAGAGGCGGCGTCTGTGGTCTTGATGTAGGTGTTGCTGGTGTTAAATGCTTCCTTCACGCCTACGTGGGTTGTGTCATTCCAGTACAGGTAGGCTTTCACGGCGATCCGGTCGGCGGTGGAGTCGTTCTGGAAGCGAAGATAGATGTCCTCGGAACCACTCTCGCCGTTGGAGAAAAGGACATAGCTGGGTTCGGTGTCGCCGGACCGGTCATCGCGCAAGGTCCAGCCGACCGTGCCGACCAGGTAGTCCTTCAACTTGACCAGGAAATCCGCTGAATTATTGGCGAGACCGGTTGTGCTTTGATAGGCCATGATTCACCTCACTCGATGGGGCTTTCGGTTCCGGTAATCCGGAGCTTGAGGTCGGTCTTGTTCTGAACGGGCGTGCTCGCGGGCACCACGCAGCGCCGCCAGAAGGAAAGGGTTTGCTCGTATGACTTGTTCCCTATGGTGAGCGCCGCGCCGGGAACAGCCGCATCCAGTCCGGCCTGGGTCGCGGCCAGGGTGTACCAGTCGGATTCGTCGGAGCCGGATACGTCAACCGGCTCGATGATGAGTCCGGTGTAGTTGTAGCCCGAGTAGACAACTGCTCCTGCGTTGTGGACCGCCGGGGTGGTGCCGCCATAACCGCGCTGGACGGAGAGGAGTACCGTGCCGCCGCCATTCACGATCAGCATTTGCTCGCCGTCGATCACGATGAGTTCATCGTTCGCAAAGCGCGGAGCGGCCAGTTGGACCGTGACCGCGCCGGACGGCAGCAGCGCAACCAGGGTGGTCTGCTCGTTGGCAAGGAAAAGCTCCTTATCCTTGGTCTCGCCGTTGGTGCCGTTGTAAGAGTCATCGTCCGGATTGGAGAAGTCCCCCTCGGACACCTGCATGGTGAGTTCGCTGTCTTCATAGAGATGGATCGCCATAACTGCCTCCTAATTCGCGGGCCATTGGGTCACCGCGTATCGATTCACCGCCGCCTCGATCCCGGCCTGAACCTCGGCCTGGTCATCCCTCTGGCGATAGCGCCAGCGTAAGCTCGGCTTGGACATGCGGAAGCCCGAGCCGTTGAGCGGCATGGAGCCAAGCCGCAAGGGATGGGTCCGGTCCACCGAGAGCCGCAGGCCGGTGTGGTTCAAGTGGCGCTGGTTGAGGAGCAGGGTCTCGATCCGGCTGCGGCGCGGGAAGCCGGTGTCCACGTCCAACTCGAAGGACGCCCGGGCCTCGGTCACATAGGCGTCGGTAAGATCGGTGAGGTTCAGCGCCTTGTTGTTCAGCGAGAATCCCGGCCGCCGGGCCCGCCAGCGGTCCACGATGTCGTGCGCCTCGCGCACCTCGGACCAGAGTTCGCCCGCAAACGCGATGAACAGGGCATGCCGCCCGACCGCCGCGCCGGAAATCCTGTCATCCTGCCCGATGTGGGAATGCCCGACCCGGAACCAGTGAGAGAGTCGGGAGCGGCTGCCATAGCCGTGTATTCGGGCGTTCTCCGGGGTCATGGCAAACGACATCTCGGACTCGGAGAACATGTCCTTTTGCCGGTACTTGATCCGGCAGGGGACAGCCGAGCGGTTGAGCCGGGCGCGGTTCAGTTCCTGGCCGTCAAAGCGGATGAACTCCTGCTCCGGCAAAATTACTGGCTGGGTGTCGATCCCGCAGCAGAAGGAGAACTTCCGTTCGCTCACCCACAAGTTGGGCAGGCGCTCGAGGTTGAGGTTGCCGGTGTTCAAGCGGAAACGCGGCGTGCGGCCATGCCAGCGAGAGACGCACACCGCCGCCCGCTCCACGTCCTGGAAGAGCGTGGTGCCATCCGTGATGCACCACCAAGCCCAGGTCTTGTTCTTGAGGGTGAGGTGGTAATCGGTGTTCAGCGCGTTATGGCTTACCACGAAGGTGTCGTGGAGGTGGCTCAGGCAGACCCGCTGGACAAACTGCTTGATCACCGCCTCGAAGTCCGAATCCAAAGAGAGCATCGAGTACAACCATTGCAGGAAGAACACTCTGGTTCCGGCCGGATGATGGGGCACGAGCGCGGAGCGGACCTCCTGAACGAGGTTGTCTTGCACTATCCGATAAACCCCGAGGCTGTAGATGAGGCCGGGGAGCCGCGCCCGGTTGACGAGAGAGCGGCGGTTTAAGCGCAGCGCTTTGCGGAACGTCTCCTCGATGTCGCCCTGCCAGCCGATGTCCGTGAGCGAGCGGCGGATCGCGGGGATGGTTCCCTTGCGGCGATAGAACTCGATGGCCTCCCGGATTTGTCGGCGCTGCGCGGCCGCGTCCTTCAAGGGATCGAAGCGCCAGCCCACGATCTCGGCCAGGAGCGGCAGGAACCGCTCCCCGCATTTATCCACGTCGAAAATCTCCGGGAAGCGGTCAGCGAGGGTCTTCAACTCATCCAATGTGACAGAGGGCACGGAGAGGAAGGTTTTGAGGTCGCCGCTCTCGTCCTCGCGCTCGTATAAAGGCGGCAATAGCTCGATAAGCTTCTTGTCAAAGTAGGAGGACATCAGGAGGCCCTCCTCATGTCCAGGATGACCTCGCCAAGGACCGGGATTTCACCGAGCCGGATCAGCACGTCGTCGAGCGGTGAGAACATGCGCACGTGGCTCACGCCGCGCACGCCGTCCATGACCGCAACCAGGTCCGAGAAATAAACGTCCTGGCCGAAGCCCATGCGGTCGAAGGCAAAGTGCTCGGATAGAGCGTCCTCCACGCGGCCGCGCACAAGTTCCAGGTCTTCACCCGCATAGGCATAGACCTCGGCATTAATCGAGACCGGCACGTAGACCGGATCGAACAGGTTGATCTCGATAGTGATAACCTTGCGGGATTCGAGGTAAGCCAGAACCTCGCTTTTGAGGAGCGACGTGGGCAGACCGCCGCCGTCCGGGGCCACGGCCATGTTGACCTGGTAGTAGCGGATGTTGACGCAGTCGTTGGTGTCGAGCACTACGGCCTTGGCAATGCCGGGGAACCCCTCGGCCAGGGCCTGGTAGTCCTCCTTGGTGACCGCCTTCCAGAGCGAGCGGATTTCCGCCGGGGCCTGCTTCCTGGCATGGGCGAGCGTCTCCCGGTCCGAGCCTCCGGTCGAGGCCACGGGATTGGTCACGGACAGGGCCACTTGTCGTCCATCCAGGTAAACCGGGGTGAGGACTTCAGTGACCAGGTTCTTACCGAGGTTGCCATCGGCCCCTTGGGTCTCGAGGTACTTGGCGGCGATCTCCGCGCCTGCCGATGGGGTCGCGCCGTGCAGACCATCGCCGAACAGAATCCGGGTGACGTCCAGGCCGTCGGTCTCCGAGATGAAATTCAGCGCGTCCGCTCCGCTCTCCTGGAAGTGCATGACCTCGGTCCAGGATTCATCCTGAATGCCGACCGCGATAGAACCCTGGGCGATGTTCTTGCTTGAAAGGACTACCTGTTGCCAGGCCTCGCCGGTCCCGGTGAAGGTCTCGGACTTGCTCCGGCCTTGGAGCGCGCTCACCTCGACCGTCATCCCGCCTCGTGCAATGATCGCGTCGAACGCGGTCTCGAACTCAATGTCTCCCTCTTCGAGCCTGGCCTGGCACAACGTCCCGGTGGGAATAGTGAGGTCCGCCGCCAGAGGCGCGGCCAGGGTGAAGCGAAGCGTTGTCGAGGCCGTGACCGGCGTGTCCAGGCGGTAGCTGATCAGCTTGCAGAGGTTGATCACGTTCTGGCGCTGGCGGGCCGTGGGCAGGAAGGCTTCGGCGGCCTGGGCGTCCAGGTAGTAGGCCAGCATGTCGCCGATCCCGCAGAAGAGTTCGAGCAGGACCACGCCCAGGTCGGACTCGTTGAAGTCGGTCCAGCGGTCGGTCAACTGGGGGATGCGAGCCATGAGCTCGCGCCGGATGGACTCGTAATCCTTGTTGCTGTAAGCGAGAGATGCCCGTCCCATTGTCATCCCCCGATGGCCGCGTGGACTTGGCCCAAGGGCGGGGCCTGGCGCGGCTCGCGGTAGAAGGGATACACCAGGTTCCCTTCCACCTGGCTTTGGATCACCCGGTAGTTGATGCTCACTAGGAGCAGGTTCCGGTCCTTGTTCACGTCCGAGTCGTCAAAGGAAACCCCGATGATGACCACGCGCTTCTCCCAGCGCTTGATCGCGTCAATCACGTAATGCCGGACCAGGCCTTTCAGCACCTCGTCGTTTGGCTCGAACACCAGGTCCTTGAGCCGGGAGCCGAACTCCGGGAGCATGAACCGCTCGCCCGGGCGCACGCCGAGAATCTGCAGGATGCTCTCGTGGATGTGCGCGTGCTCGGCGGAGGTAGTCGCGGAGATCTCCGCGCCGCCGCTCCGCTGCTTGAATCGGAACGGGTGCTTCAAGCCTTTGCCCAGGAAGTCCAGCGCCATCAGACCCGCTCCTCACAGATGCTCTTAGTCTCGTCCTGTGGCTCCGAGCCGGAATCTTCCGCAGCCTCGGGGAAATGAATAACCAGGTCGAGTCCATTGGACAGCGCCACGTGGATGGTCCCGTTGGCCTCGATAATTCCCTGGTGGTTGCTCTCTTGGGAAGCAAAGCCCCGGGCCCCGCCAGCCACGATCCGCGTGATCACTTCCTCACCGACCCCTTCGATCCGAGCAATGCCGAGAACCACCACCGTGCCCAGAGGATTGATGACCGTGGCCAGGTGCTCCCGATGACACACATCGAGACGCATGTTGCCAGGGAGGTTCACCGAAAAACGTCCGTCCGCGACCTGGGTCGGCTCGATGTCGAGCGGCAGTCCCTCGATGCCAGCGGCCTCGTGGGTCGCCATGACCGCTTCCTGGACCAGAGTGAGTTCCCGGCCATCGGGCAGAGTGACCTTACCTGCCCGGGCTGGTTCGAGGATCACCGCCTCGCCATCCTCCATCACCGCGAAGATGGTCCCATCCGGACTGGTCCGCACGAACACGCCGTCGGTCAAAGTGAAGAGCCGCCCGCCGTCCGGGAGGTCGCGCACCGTGGTGCCCGCGGGCATGGTCACGAACGGATAAAAGTCCGGCTCGTTGTTCACGTGGTCCAGGTACTCCTGGGCGCTCTGCCGATGAGCCTCCAGCACCTCCTCGGCCTGCTCGCGCATGGACTCGGAGGCCTCATGCCCGGCCTGGAGGATGCTCATGATCCCGGCGAGCTTCTCCTCGATGCCCTTGAGGACGTAATGGTTCTCGCCGGAGTCGGTCTCCTCGATGACTGTGGCAGAATCGTATTCCTCGGGCATGGCGCTCTCCTACGATCCAACCGAGGTTGGGTTAGACTGATAGAACATGGTGTTCTTTGTTGTGATCTGGCCCGTGGCACCGTTTATCTCGAACACGAACCACGCAGTGCCGGCCAGGTTGGGGACGTTGAACGTGTACTGCTGGCCGCTCTGCAGGAACAGCCTCACGGTCGCGCCCGACTGCGCCAGGGCCCAGCTGGGGTTTGAACTCCGGTTAGTGTAGTTGTGCACGTAATATCGGAACGGACCGGGAAGGAAGCGGAAGATGGTGACGGTCTCCGGGCCGTAAGACGAGGTGTCATCCACGTCCAACTCGGCGGCGTCAGCTTGGTAATCGTTGTTGTAGTAGACATGAAACCTCGTGCCATTGGGCAGCGGTCCCCAAAGGTGCGAGTCCAGGTCCGACGGGGTCGCTCCCCATTGCAGGACGATCCTGGCCACTTTGCCGACAAGCACGGGCGAGAGCACGATGCTCGTGCCGGAGGTCCCCGAATCGGTGACGTTGATGAGACCCGTGCCGGTGATGTAATTCTGCGCCGAGGCCTCGTAGTAATAGAGGCCTTCCCGCAGGTTCACTCCGTAATAACCGCCTGAGTTGGTGACCGCTTGGGCCACGACCGGCCCGGTTTCGCTCCGGCGAAAAAGGATGGTGACGTTGGGGATGCCCATCGTGTTCAAGGCGTCTATCACTACGCCCGAAACATTCATGATGGCGGCTCCCTGGAAGTCCGGGTGCTCCGCGAACCAGGAAGCATCGCGGACCTCGACCGCCACGTGGCGGACGCTCCGCTTCTCGGGCGAGTCCCAGACGATGATCATGGCGTTGCCGACATTGCCGCTGAAGGAAAGGACCCCGTTCTCGTCCACGTTCACCACGTCCGCATTCGAGGACTGGAAGACCGGGGCCTCGGCGTTGCCTCGAACGGACAAGGGGATCAGCTGCTCGTACTCTGTGAGCGAGACGCGAATGCTCTTGGGAAAAACGTCCCAGTAGGGCCGGTTGATCAGGTCATCGCTCATTGGGGGACCTCTTCACTGGCCTGGCCGTAGACTTCGACCTGCACATGCCGCACGCTCGCTCGATCCTCGGAAAACCAGACCATGATCATGGCCGCGCCGGGCGTGAGGCCGCACAGGACGTTGCCGAGTTCGTCAATCTCCGCAACTTCGGGATTGGAGGACTCGTAAACCGGGTCGAAGACATTGCCTCTGATGGAGAGCGGGATGGTCTGCTGCTCCATAGAGATCGAGACCCGGATCAGCTTGGGGAAAACGTCCCAATAGATGTTGCCGTTCTCGCTCATCAGTCGTTCCTCAGTTGTCGTTGCAGTCCGGGCTACCGGTAACAATCACCGCGCCGCACGCGGCCACGTCGCCGATGCGGGCGTTGGGTTGTCCCTCGGTCAAGGTGTCCGGGCTGCCGGTTACAATGGGAGTGACCCCGTGGAACGGGAGCGGACATGAATGGAAGTCGCCCATCCGCGCGGCCGGCCTGCCGTTCACCACGGTCCTCATCGCGCCGGTGATGATCACGCCGCCGTGGTTGGAAATGTCCCCGAGTCTCGCCTGCGGTCTCGCCATCTAATGCCCCATGAACAGGCGCACAAGGAAGCCCACGATGCCGCCAAGCACGCCCGAAAGAGCGAGCACCAGGCCCACCACCTTCCACATGGTCTCGGTGCCCATCTTGCGGTTCAGCCCGGCGTAGAGGTTCTTGATGTCTTCCGCGTGCCGGCAGAGTTCCTCGCGGACCGCGCGCACCATGAGTTCCACGTTTTCCTTGTCGGACTTCTTCTCGATCTCGCGCTCGATCTTCTCCAGCCGCGCCTGAATCTCGCGGCGGTGGTCCTCGAGGATGCTGCGGAACTCAGCACGCCAGGCCTCGAAGGTCCGGGCCAGGAGCCGTTCGCTCTCCTCCAGGACTTGATCCCTGTTCTCGTTATCAGTCATTCAGTCCCCCTAATTGATCAGCACCTTGTTGGTGGACTTGATGACGATGTTGCCCGTCACCCCGTCCATCGTGATCGTGCTCCCCGCCTTGTCTGTGAGGCGGATTTTTTCCGCGCCGGCAGTCGAGTCGATCAGAATCTCCTGCGCCGCGCCCAAGCCCCAGATGTAGACCTTCTCCTTGGCCTTGGTGGTGTCGAGCAGAATCTTCTGCCAGCGGCTCCGGTTCTTGTCGCACGACTGGATGTGAATCTTCTCCTTGTCCTTCCAGGCCTCGAAGCGGACGTACTGCCGGCACAGGTCGGTGATCTCGATCCGGGCCTTTTTTTCCTTGATATCGGAATCAATGTTCAGCTGGTCGCCCTGCTCCGCGTCCTTCGTGGCTCGCGCCTTCGAGTTCCCGCTCTGGATGTCGCGCTTGACCTTGCAGTCGAAGTGGATGATCTGGCCGGAGCGGTCGATGATCTTGAAAAACTCTTCCTCGTCCCGGTCGTCCACGACGATGGTGTGCCCGGTCTCGGTCTTCATGAGCACCTTGCGCCGCGGGCAGTAGTAGGGCGGGTGCTGGTGGTACTTCTTGTGTTCAAGATCGTCCGGGGTCTTGGCCTGGTGCTCCTGCTTGTCCTCGCAGTCAAGACAGGTCGGCTCGTTGCACAGGCGCTTGGCTTCTTCAGGTTGCTCACCGGGATTGGACTTGGCGAGCCAGACGCCGATCCAGATCGGACGGCCCACCTCGCCGCCCTCGAACTCGGCCCAGACCGAGGCCCCTTCCTCGGGCACGAAGAACATGCCCATGTCCTGGTTGCCGCCGTAAGGGAAGCACGGCCAGGCCCACTCCGACCAGTTCTCCGGCCCGGAGCCGAGCACGGCTGGAATCTCCAGCCGCGCCCGGCCCAGCCGTTCGGGGTCGTTGTTGTCGCGCACAAAGGCGCGGTACTTGCCGAACCAGCGGTTCTTGTACCGCTCCTCGTGCTGCCGATCCTGCGTTTCAAGCACTGGTGCCTGGCCTCACTTCACGCCGAGGATGTTCTTGATGAACCGGATAGCCAGGGTCTCCGGGGTTTTCTTGGGATCGGCCTTGGCCACCGCGTGCAGGATGGCGTCCTTGGCCTCGGGCGTGAGGTTGCCTTCCTGCGCGACCACACCGCCCTTGACCTCCTTGGCCCCCAGCTGCTCGATCACGTTGACCACGGTGTCCAGGGCGTCGGACTTGCCCTTGCCCCAGGCCGTGAGCTTGAGAATCGTGATGATCGTGGCCAGCAGGGTCCCGAACAGGTCCGCGTGCTCCAGGATGAACTTGACGATCCACTCATACTGTCCCATTGCCTTCACCTCCTTCACTCTTCATCGCTTCCGCGACGGATACCGCGCGGCCATGCAGTTTGGCCCAGCGCGACCGATGCCCGCGCACGTCCACATGGACAAAGCCATGCGTCGGGTACAAACCCATGCCGCCGTTCTTGAACGCCTCGATCCGATCCGCCAGCCGGAACGTCTCGAAGGGCGTCTTCCCCTTGATCACGATGTCCGCGGCCTTGCCCTGCATGTGCTGGCTCGCCTTCGCGCCGCCGACCGCCGAGTTGTGCTTGGGGCACCGATACCCGCTGATCACCGTGATCGGGGCCCCCGCCAGGTCGCGGAGTTCCTGCAGGGCCGCGACCAGGTTCTCGTTTACCTTGGCTTCCCCGCAGCACTTGCACCTGAACTCCGAGCGCGAAAAATTCAAACTCAAATCACCCATCTCCATCCTCCTTTCAGCTGGTTTGTTCGCCCGTATTGGCATCGATGGTCACCATCGGCGGCGGCGTCTCTTCCGGTGTGGGCGGGGCTTCCTGATCGTTCTGCTTCCCTTTGGCCTCGTCGGACTTCTGGCCCGCGCCCTTGCCGAGCGCGTTCTTTTTGAGCTTTAACTCGCAGCTGTAGCCGCCCTCGCCGATCACGTGCCGCGCCGACTGGCAGTAATAAATGCCGGAGAACTTCCGGCCCACGCCCTTGACCTCGAGGTTCTGCTTGGCCCGGAGCGAGGGGACGCCGATGGTGACCGCCGTGGCTTCAACCTGCTTGAGTTCGGCCTCCTTGAATTTCCCCTCGGCCAGGTCCTGGGCCGGCTCCTGGAGCGGCTCCTCGTGGAACCCTTCGGAGCGGTCGAAGCTGGCCACGACCCGGCCGGTCTCCTCCTCCTTGTAACTGGCCTCGCCGGTGTTGCCGTCCACCAGGTAAGTGCGCTTGCCCAAGGAGGTCCGTTCAGGGGTGTTTTCGTTGTTGGCCTTGTGTTCAACTGGCTCTTTCTTGCGCGGGTCCACGCCCACGGCCCGGGTCTCAGTGCCAGCGCCCTTGGCCCCCTGCGATTGCGAGGAGGGCCGGAAGGAGCGCAGGATGCCTCGCTTGTCGGTGAAGTATTCGAGCGTGAGGGCCGGGCCTTGCTCCAAATCGCGGGGATGGAAATGAAGTTCGTCGTCCTGGATGTAGAAGGCATAGCCGGTGACACCCTCGCCGTCCTTGTCGCGGGCCTTGGCCGCAAGCTCCTGCAGGAATTGCGCGTCCGAGATGTTGCTCTGGGTCACCCGCAGGTGCTTCACCTTGGTGGGGCGGACCACCGGCGTGAGACCGTTCGCGGCCGCGATCTGCTCCGCGATTTCCGAGTAGAGGATGCCAGGGGGAGGCTTCTGCCAGACCTTCTGGTTCTCCTTGCCCGCGAGCTTGAAGCCCTTGTCATAGGCCTTGATGCGGATGCTGGGGTCGCCGTCTTCCGGGAAGTCGTAATCAATGTCCTTGATCACCGCCTTCTTCTTGGGCGAGAGGTTGTCCACGTAGCCGAACCGGGCCACGATCTCGTTGCCTTCCTGGAACAGCGGGTCATCCACGAACTGGAGGTTCCGGTCTGTGACCGATAGCTCCATCACGTCCAGTTCTTCCTCGTTGTCCTCGAACACGAACGAGGTGATCTCCTGTGTGATGTCCTTCGAGAGGGTCTGCCCCTCGATCTGGATCAGAAATGTTGGTTTGAAGGTGTCGAGTTCCATGTCCGGCGCTCCGCTCGCGACCTTTTGAAAAGGTCATGGGGATATATACCGGCGAGATGGCAAAAGTGTCGGAAAAAAGTTGGGCGGAGAGCGATTTTTTTCAAACACCGCTGGCGGGGAAATCCGAGTTAACCCGGATTTCACAAAGGAGTGAAATTTATCAAGCCAGAATTCGCATCTGGACGTGCTCCTGGGAAGGAATCCGTAGGACCGCGCCAGTCTCCAGTTCCAAGGGGAAGAAGATGTCATTGTAATCGCAGATGATCCACCACAGGTCGGCCCGTCCGAAGTAGTGGTGAGCCAGGACATCCAGGCGGTCGCCCTCGACCACGGTGTGGAAGCGGTCGTCGGGCCGGGGTGTGGTGTCAATCAAGGGCCGCGTGCCCAGGAACTCCTCCGGGCCGTCCTGGTAGAGGATGGACGAGGCGTACCGGGAATTGCGCCCGATCATGGCCGCACCTCCGAGTAGTTCACCGACTCGCTCACATATTCCTCCAGGACTACGTCCACCTCCGCGCGTTGGGGCAGGAGATTGTCCCGGTCGAACATGTGGAAGTAGCGGGCCTTGACCTGGCTCACGATGCAGAGCACGCCCGGATAGAGATCGCCGAACATGAACAGCACCCGGTGCGGCGCGTTCTTGAGCATGGTCCCGGCGTGCTCGGGGTAGAGGAGCGAACGGAGCCACTCCACGTTCTTCTTGACGTCCCGCTTGAAGAAGGAGAGCTTGAAGGTGAGCTTGCGTGGCTCGCCGGCCACGTACTGGTAGCGCGGATGACTCATCCCCGGAATCTTGATTGCGGCGTAGGCTGTGCTCTTGTCGTCCCCGATGTCGTTGGGGTTGTACTGGAAGGCCAGGTACTCGCCGGTGTCGACGTCCACCAGGTAGGCCGTGGTTTCCTTGCGATAGGTGACCATGCGCGCCTCACGAAGTCTCGTAGTTCTTGACCTTGCGCTCGCGCAGGTCCTTGTACACGGCCTGGGCGATCTGGCGGCCGTCAAGCGTGGTCGTCACCCGCAGGTCAATCGGCCGGTCGGAGACCGCGTCCAGCTTGGCGAGGATTGCCTCCAGGATCGAGGCGAGGTTCTCCGGCGGAGCGCCAGACGCTCCTTCGCGTGGACCTGAAGTGAGAGCGCCGCGAGTCTCGGCAAGGAGTTGCGATTGCCGCTCGGTCGGTCTCAAGGGTTCAATCGCTTCCCGGCGACCGGCGATAACCGGCGCGGGACCGCCGATCTCCGGGATCGCGCCGGAGAGCACTGGGGTCAGAACCAAGGTCCCGGCCAGGAGCGCGGGCGCGGCCAGGTTTTTCATCGGGCTGCCGACGACCTCGGTAGCTCGTTCGATTACTTTGACCGGAAGTTGGACGGCTGTGTTGATTCCGCTTCCCAAAGCCTTGATGACTTCTTGGACCTTGGGCAAGCTGAAACTCGGCTTGATCGGGATTTCAGGTTTGGGCAACTTGGGTAACTCTGCGGCTCTCGCTGTTTTGAAGGGAACGGAAACCCGCTCGCCGATGCTTTCTCCGCCAGCGGCAATACCCCGCCTCGTCATTTCAATACCGGACTTGCCCCAGTCTGTAATTCCGGCCTTGATCTTTTCCCAAGTCGTGGAAGCGATTGAAGCGACTCCCTCGAACGGGGCCCTGATCCAACTGCTTGCAGTGGCCGCCATTGATTTGAGTCTTCCCCAAGCTGAAGATGCTCCGTTGGTGATTCTACTCCAGGCGGCGGTCGCGGTGTCCGCGATCATCGAAAACGGAGAGCTTATCTGCGACCAGGCGGACCCGGCGAGGTCCCTCAAACCGGTCCAGAAGTTTGCGGCTGCGTTGCTCACGCCTTGCCATAGCGTGTTCACCGTGTTGCCCAGCGTTTGAAATGGAGCCGCAAGCGCCTCAATAATTCCAGCGCCAGGGCCTTTGATCTTCTGCCAGACGGTCGAGGCGAGTTCCGTCCCCTTGCTGAAAGGTTGAGTGATCGAGGATATGATCCCGCTTCCCAGCGTCTTGAGCCGGTCCCGGATGAATACAGCGCCAGCGAGCACTCCCTTGAGCGCGAGACCCAGCACCTTGGCTGGCAAGAACACAGTCCCCATCATTCCCAGAGAAAACGTCTTCAAAAGGGCCGCGCCCGAGGCGGTGAGGGTAGAAAGCGGGCCGGTCTCCGCGTCAGAGAAGGGCAGAAGCCTTCGCAAGTAGCCGATCGCGTTCTTGAGCATGGTGAAGGGATAAGTCGCCGCCGCGAGAATCCCCTTGCCCAGAGCGAACATCATGCGCTTGCCCGCCTCGAGGAAAGTGACATCACCCGCGAAAAAGCTGCGAGCGGTCCCGATCACGTCGGCCAGCATCCGCACGAGCGGCAGGTTCATGAACGCCGAGGCGATGGTTCCAGCCGCTTCCTTGAAGAAGGTCCCCACCGTGAGGAACAGTCCTTTGATGGACTCCCACACCGCCACGATGATGTCGCGGACCCAGAAGAACGGCGTGGCCAGATAGTCGAACACCGCGCCGGCGAAGGACTTGAGGCCCTCCAGCACCGAGATGTCGCCCGAGAGTACCTGCCACACGATGTAGGCCGCCCGCGCCGCCAGCTGTAAGGCCTGGACCAGCAGGCGAAGCGGCAGGAAGAATTTGAAGACGAACTGGGCCGCCGCGATGAAAGCGCCGATGATGGTCGTGGCCATCCAGACCACGGCGCGCACCACTGCCGTCACCACCTTGATGACGAACACCAATTGGTTGATAACGCACTTCACAATGAAGGCCCCGACCTGGGCAATTACGCCGATCACCGTGCCGAGCGCCTGGCCCAGCTTCTTGTAGGTCGAGGCGTCCGCCGAGGTCGCGGCCATGCCGAAGATCCCGATCACCGAGAAGATCGCTTTATATAATGCGCCGTAGGCTTGCAGCAGCGAGCGCACTGCCGGTCCGAGGATGGCCCCGATCCGCTCGAAGGCATGCGCGAATGCCTGGTGGAGTCCGGCCAGAAACTGGCGCACCCGGTAGTAAATCCTGAACACTGTGGTCACGAGTCCCATGAGGCCCGCGGCCTCGAGCTTCTGCGCCAGGTCCGCCGACATTTGCCCGGTCCCGTCCTTGAGCGAAGATATAAGTGTCCTGATCCCCTGGAAGACCAGCTGCACCTTGTTCCAAGCGCCCATGACTGTGTCCCGGATGCCCGCGAAGTTCGTCTCCCAGGCCCGCTTCAGGAGATAGACCGCGAGGATCACTCCGCCGATCACGGCCACGACCGGCAGGAAGTAAGTGGCAATCGCGGCCCCGACGCCGGACAAAGAAGCTCCCATTGCCACGATCCCGGCCTTGATCGCCGGCAGCGCCACGCCGATGGTCCCGACCGCCGCGATCACGCCGCCCACGACCACGAGCACCGCGCCGAGGGCCATGCTGAAGGTGAGGACCGCGCGGGTCACGCCCGGCATGGACTTGGCAAGCTTCTGCAAGAACAGGATCATCTGCGAGACGCCCTGGATGACGGGGATGACGACGGGCAAAAGCGTCCGCCCGAGTATCTCGAAGAGGTTGCTCACCTGTTGTCTGACTAGTTGGAACTGCGAGCCGATGTCCATGTTCATGGCCCGGGCCATTTCCTCGGTCACGGCGGTGCCGCTCTTCATGGCCTGCTCGATGGAGCGGATGTTGCCCCCCAGGGCTTCCATGCCCTGGGACATCTGCAGCAGGAATTTCACCGCCTCGTCCGACCCGAAGGCCTTCTTGATTTCGACTTGGGCCGCAGCCTGGGAGAGGTCGGGGTATTTCTTTTTGATCTCTTCAAGGATCGGGATGATGCCCTTCAAGCGTCCGCTGGAGTCCACCAGGGAAACCCCCAGTTCGTTCGAGGCCTCGGCCGCCTTCATGATGAAGGCCTTGTAGAGTGTCCCGGCCTCGGACCCGGGCATGGTCGTCTGCAGCTGTCCAAGGATGGCCATCTGTTCCGCGAGGGGAATGTTGGATGAGGCGGCCACCGCGCCGATGTTCTTGATGGCCTCGGCCATTCCCGCGCCAGTGGTCTTGAACACGGCCACGGTCTGGGCCATGCCCCCGGAAAAGGCCTTGGCCCATTCCATGTCAGTCATGTCCGCCATGATCGGCTTGAAGATGCCGTAGCCGGTGGTGAAGGTGCCTACCATCTCCTGGATACTGGCCTTGGTTGCCTTGGCGGTAAGCGCGGCCATCGCGGAGAAGGTCCCCACCGCCTCGTCGCTCAGGTTGGCGAGCGCGGATTTGACGTCATAGGCCGCGCCAATGAATTCCGCCTTGCTGCTCCCGGCCCAGGTGTTGGTGAAGCTCTCGGCCGCGTCTTCGAGAGCGCGGAGGTCTTTGGTTCCGAGGGAGGCCATCTCGCCCAGGGCCTTTTGTGTGGCGGCGGTGGAAGCAATGAGGGCTGCGGGCATGGCCATAAGCGCGAGTCCGGCCCCGATCATCATGGTGCCTTTCTGGATGCGGTCGAGGTTCTTGGTCATGCGCTCGCTTGAAGCCGCCACGGTCCCGTCCAGGGACATCATGGACGACTGGATGCGGGCCGCGTTCTGGGAGAACGCGTCCTTCATCGAGACGATGAGACCAAGACCGAGATCGCCGTTCATTTCCGTCCGCGCTCCAATTGTTCCTTCTCAAAGGCAAGCTGCCGCTCCAGGGCCTCCACGAATTCCGCGCGGACCCGAAGCGGCAGCGCCATTACCTCGGAATATTCCCAGTGCAGTCCGCCGTAAGCCAGGAAGAAAGCGTCCCTTACAAGCGAACTCCGGGGAACAAAAAACCCGGTTCGGCCTCCAGGCGGGTCCGGATGCGCGCTCCGCAACTTTCGCAATCCACTTCCACAACCGTGTCAATGCCAGCATCCACTCGCGCCATCTCCTGGCGGAGCGCGCTCCGGTCCCGCAAGGACATCTCGGCCATCAGCTTCCGCGTCGGCGGCTTGCCGTCGATCTCCACGATGCGCATCAACATGGCCGAGGTGATGGAAGGCTCTTTCAGGGAAGCCAAGCGTTTCTCCATGTTGCCGTCGAGATGCATGAACTTGACCTTCCGGTTAGAGCCGGGGAGCTTGAAGGTGAACTCACGGTCCTTGCCGTAGGGCGTGAGCTTCAACTCTTCGAGGTTGACGCTCGTGAGGTTGGCCTCGCGGCAGGCCGTGTTCGGACAGACCAGTTCGAGGTCCACTTCCTCACCGAGCGAAATCTGCCGGAGCTTCACCAGGATGAAGAGCCGGTCGCCGGAGAGGAGATCGAGGATTTCCTTCATGCCCGGCTTGGCGTTCTCGCCCAGGCGTAGCACGCAGTTCTTGAGCACCTGGTTCACCGCGTCCCCGGTGCGGATGAGCCGCTGGTTGGTGAGCAGTTCTTCCTCGGCCCCGGTCATCTCCCGGAGTTCGACCTCGATCCCGCTGGGCAGTTGAAAAGTATGCATGGCTTACTCCAATCAGGTCCAGTATTGGAAGCAGATGGTGAGCTTCTCGATAGTGTTCTCGGTGTTGGCCCCTTCGAGTTCGTCGTACTCCAGCACCTTGACCCACGCGCCGTGGAGCGTCCATCGCCGGGTCTCATCGCCGGTGCGGTCGTAGCGCACGATGTCGATATCGCGCATGTAGTCCGCGGGCAGGCCGCCGGTCACCGCGTTCACGTCCACCTGCTTTTTAATCCAGTCCCGCGCCGACTCGTCCGAGCCGTCCTGGAGAATGCCCTTCTCCAGGGTGATGTCCTCGAACTTGACCCGGCCCGCGACCTTCTGGTCGAACATCGAGCCGCCCGGCGCGAACGTCACCTCCTCGAACTCGGTCTTCGGCTCCTGGCCCTTCTTGAACAGAGCCACGTCAAAACCGTTTACCTCGATGGCGAACTGCCAGTTCTGGTAAAGGCTCTTCGGCATGTTTCCGCTACGCATTTTGCAAACCTCCTTAGGCGGTGGTGAAGATTTCCTTGAAGTCGGCCCCAGTGGTGGTGAGCACGAAGTTCAACTCGATGAACTCCGCCGTCTTGGTGGGCTTGACGAAAATCCGCGCCACCATTTCGTTTCGGTCAATCACCGCCGGGGTGTTGGTCTCCTCGTCGCACTGGACCGCGAAGTCGTACAGGCCGCCCTTGTCCTTGATGTCCTGCAGGAAGGGATTGATCAGCCGAATGAGCGCCCGCCAGGTCTGCGGGTTGTTCGGCTCGAACACCACGAACCGGGCGGACTCAGCGATGGCCTCCTCCATGTAGAGCATGAGCCGGCGGACGTTAACCCGGTCCAGAGCCGAGGGCTGGCTCTGCAGGGTCTTCTGGCCCCAGATATTGATCCCGCTATCCGGGAAGACCGCGATCACGTTCACGCCCTCGGGGTAGAGCACGTCCCGTTCGCCCCGGCTGGTCTTGTAGGCCACAGACAGAGTGTTGAACACACGGCCCCGGTCAATGCCCGCGGGCGCATACCAGACGTAGGTCTTCTCGTCGTTGCGGGCGTAACATCCCGCGACCGCGCCCGTGGGCGGCACGAGCATTTTCTTGCCGGTCATGGGGTCCATGATCTCGAGCCAGGGGTAGTAGAGCGCGGCATAGGACGAGTTGAACGCGGCATGGTTGTACATGCCCTGGCCCTTGCGGAAGTCCACCGCTTCGAGCGGCTCCAGGAGAATGGGCGCATCCGCGAGGTAGATCAGGTCTTTGCGGTTCTCGGCGTAGGTGATGCCGCCATTGATGACGGTCGCGGTGGTGACGCCAGGGACCATCAGGATGTTCAAGGCGTCGATCTCGTCAAAGGCATAGAAGCCGGTGTGCTGGGATGGATCGCCGGTGCAGTCAACATCGCCGATACAGGCAAGTCCATCGTCCCCGCCTTGGAGCGAGAACTGCCCCACCGTTGGGCGGTCCGCTGCCGACCCCGAGTCCTGGTTCAAGTCCGCCACGGTGATGAAATCCGACCGCTGATTGATCATCAACTCGACGTGGTTCGCGGCGCTCTCATCCATCGAGAGGTCCTTGTACACCTCGACCACCTGGTTCTTGTAGCGGACCACCAGGTTGAAGTTATTGTCTGGATCGAGCGTGCCCGGCTCAATCACGACCGCGATGTTCTGGCCCCAGGTTCCCTCGTCAATCGCGTCAATCCGCAGCCGGTCCACGCCGTCCACGCCGCCGGTAAAGTTGGCCGAGGGCGCGGGAGGCACCAGGCCCCGCTCGGTGGTGGTAGCCTCCACCAGCGCCGAGGCCTCGGGGCTGTTGGCAATGGCGGCGACGACCTGGTCGGCGGTGGTGATCGAAGCCCCGGATTCATCGGTGGCTAACTGGACGTTGATGGATCGATCATAAACCACGATGTAGCACGTGGGATTGGGCACGGGCCAGGTCGCCAACTCGATCCTGATATCGTTGCCGGCCGCGCCCGGCGTTTTGGCTTGCCAGTGAATCTCGTCAAGGCCCGGTGTGCCGGTGACCAGAGTGGCCGCCGCTCCCAACGGGTTCTTGAGCGTGACGTTGGCCTTCTTAGCGGTGAGGCTGTTTCGGTCCGTGGGATCGGTGAGGTGGGCGATCCGGTTTACGTAGAGCACCTGACCGCCGTTGTCGAAGAACGCCCGGGCCGCATAACCCAGGTAGCCGTACTTGTAGTACGAGCCGAACTTGCGAACGAACTGCTCCCAGCTGGTGACGAGGACCGCCTTGTTGATCGGACCGCGTTCGGCCACTCCGATCATGCCGCAGGACGAGGTCGAAATCTGCTTCACGTAATAGCTGAAATCGATCTCGCGGGTATAGATGCCTGGCGAAAGATAGCTGCCCATGATTTACCTCCTTTTCCGGCGCGGGGCGGTTTTGGCGGGAGACTCCGCTTCCGGGGGCGATGGTTCAACCGCCGGAGCGCTTGCCGGGGGCGTGTCCTCGGTCGGGTCTCCAATGTCGGCGAAGGAAACAAATCCCCGCTTCTCCGCCATCTTTATCTCCGGGGAGATTTTTTCCTCGCTGATCGCCCGCCGCTCGCGGGGATTGAGATACAGGCTCTGGCCGCTCCCCGCCAGGTGGAAGGTGAGCGGCTGAAACATCAGGTTCTTGATTTCGATCATGTATGCTCCTCCTCTTGTTATGGGGTGTAGGTGATTTCCTCGATCACGCCGTCGCGGAACTGGAAGGTCACGTCCCGGACGAGCTTGCCATTCCTCACCAGGCCGTCGTAGATCGGGCAATCCTCGATCCGGCATCGGCCCGAACTCTGCCGGAGGTTGGAGAGGTTTACTCGGTTGAGGCCGCCCAGGGGGACCAACTCGGTTACGTTCAACGATCCGCGATCCGCGACCGCCAAGATCGGGTGCAGCTGGTAGAAGCGGGCAACCTTCTCCTGCAAGTCCAGCAGCGCCGCCTCGTTGCCCGTGGTCACGATCACGTCAAAGTCCAGGTGGTAAAGCCTCGGCGACTTGCACTCCTCGTAAGAAAGTTGCGGGACGTCCTTCTCTATCAACTTCACCTGCGACCGGCGGTCGCCGTCCTCCACCAGGGTCGGGCCCTGCAGCACCACACTCGGCACATTGGGAACTACGAACACATCGTCCGAGGCCACCAGCACCGCGTCCGAGTGTATCTCCGCCTTGACCAGGCGGATGAAACTTTCAATCACTGTCCGAACCGTGTCCATTTTTTCCTCTACAGGACTGACCGGATCGCCTGCCGGTAGTTCTCGATCACCTGGTCCTGGTATTTCTCCATCACCGGATGCAGGAATGGCCGGGGCGGGATCACGATCACCGCGCCGTTGGGGTGATTGATCGTGGCCCCGTATTCCATGACCGCGCCGATGTTCACCATGTCCTCGCCGTCCTTGTTCACCGTGCCCTTGAGCAGACCCACGAATGCCCGGTCCGCCATGATCCGCTGGGTGATCGAGTTCACCAGGAAGCCGGTGTCGATCAGGGCCTTGCTCGATCCCTTCTTCAGGATGGTGCTCGCGGCCAGTTCCACGAAGGGCTTGCCGCCGGGGGCCTGGCTCTTGATGCCGCGCTTGATCTCGCGCACTAGAAAGATCGCGTTCTTGATCGTGGCCGCGCGGATGGCATTGGCCAGGCGAGCGCCGGGGTTGTTGGCCAGCTTCGCCTTGGCCTTGTCCCAATTGCCGAATTGCTTAGCGCCCATGAAGCCTCACCAGTTTGATCACCTTGTGGGTGACCACTCCGAAACAGCGCTCTTCCTGGACAGCCTGGACCCGGAACTTGTCGTCGCCGACATTGATCCGGTCCTCGGCCTTGATGTCCAGGTCAGGCAGGACGCACGCGCTGGCGTCGATCTTCTGGGCCAGGTCCTCGGGCGGCGTCTCGATAAACTCCAGAGGGAATGTCCGAACCGCCTCATAGGAGACATCGTCCGAACCATAGAGCCGCTCGCCCGGCACGGCGCACAGTTGCGTGGCCTCCTGGTCCGAGGCCAGGATCAAGTCCCGCACGTCCTCGGCGACCAATGATTTTTCGCGGTCAGACAGGAGGTTCATGTCGCTTCCCTTGCTCGAAGATTAGCGGTGAGAGTCCGCTCGGAGTGATGATGTAGTCCTCGGGGCTGGTCGTCGCGCCTGGCTTGATTTCGCCCAAGCGTTGCTTGTACAGGGCCTTCAAGTCGGCCTCGAGCGTGGCCCAGTGCTCCGGCTGCTTGGTCTTGTCCACCCGTTTGTCGCCACTGGAGAACGAGAAGGCGTTGGCGGTCGCGGCTCGCATGACCTGGCAGGCATTGATTTGCCCGAGGATCAGGAGCATCTCCAGGGCCTCGCCCTGCGGCTCCGGGGAGATCTCGCCGTTGTTGATGACGAGCGAGACCTCCAGGTCGCGGGCGACCTGGTACACTCCCTTCAGGACGCACCGGCCCAGGACCTCGTTGCTGAACAACTCGGAGTTGGGGTCGGAGAGGTCCACGCGGAGCGCGGCGATGAGATCAGCCAGAGCCACCCTCGACCTCCGTCAGCCGCTTCTTGAGCGCGTCGAGCACCGTGCGGCGCTTCTCGGTGGACATGAGCGCCTTCAGCTTGTCCGCGTTATCCTCCTCGCTCACCTTGGTGATCGCCTCGGTAGCCGAGAGCTTCGTTATGTCGACTTCTTCTTGGCCGGTATCTTCCCCGACGGTTTCTCGCGGTTCCGGCTCATCGAATAGCGGCATGTTGGTCCCGGCCTCGGTATTGACCAGCCAGCCCTTCTTCAGGGCCTTGTCCAGCTGGGGCGTGAGCGCCTTCACCTCGACCACCGCGCCCGGAGCCAGGCGCAGGCCCGCGTCCGGCACGACCAGGATGCCCGGACGGACGTTCTTTACCTTGTAAGTCATCGTCCGCCCTCCTTATCCGAGCAGCTTGATCTTGGCCAGGATTTCCGGCCGGGTGATGCCCTGGCCCTGCTCCGACCAAATCAGCCAGCCGGTCTTGAACTTCGTCTTCTGCTCGATGGACTCGGTCTTGAGCGTCTCGCGCACCGGCAGCTTGCCGATCTCCTCGTCCGGGATGATCAGGATTTCGTTCAGCGGCGCGGACGCGGTGAGCAAGATGCCGCCGGTGCCGTAGTTCTTGATCACGCCCTTGGCGCGCAGTTCGAGCTTGGTCTGCGGGTCCAAGTCCCAGCCGCGCATGTCGTTGAAGCGCCGGCCCCGCATCACGATGTACTTCACCGAAAGCTCCAGGTCCTCGATGATCGAGACGGCCTCGTTGAGCGCCTCCTCGGTGAGCGTGTCGCCCGTGACCTCGACCGTGTTCTCCGCCGGGACAGACGCCGTGATCACGGTGAGGGTGCGCTTGTCGATCTCCTTCCTGATCTCGTCGGCGGCAGCGGTCTGCATGTCGGTGAGCGTCCCGATGTTGCCGTTCTTCAAGACCGCGATGTCGACCATCGGCGCGGAGTGGATGCGGTGCGTGGGGAACTCGATCTCGTCTTGGCCGAGTTCGCTCTCTTGAGCCTCGCCCTCCTTGCTGATCCAGTAGGCCTTCACGCGCGGCTTCTTCTGGTAGATCGGCCGCTCGCCCTTGGGCAGGGTGTGGCTCGTGAGCAGGAGCGAGGAAATCTCCTTGCGCTTGATCTCCTGCTCGATGGGCGCGGCGATGGCGGCGGCCAGCGCATGCAGTCCCTCCGGCGACTCCAGCGCCTCGCTCATGAGCCGGGCCATGCTCTGCATGTACTCCTGGCTGTGCACGTTCATTTGATTCATCTCCATATTCGCTTCCTCCTTAGATCAGCAGCTTGAACTTGAGCACGCCGCCCGAGAGAGCGATGGCCCGGGCGATGACCTCCTCGCCAGCGAGCACGCCCGCGATGAGCTTGCCGTTGGCCGACACCTTGAGGTCATTGCCGGGGACGATGGTCCCCTCGAACACGTCGGTCTCGTAAACTCCGCCCATGCAGTAGATGCCCGGCATCTCGCCGTCCTTGTAGTCCTTGATGAGTATCCCGAAGGACTTCACGGTCGGGTCGGTGTTCACCGCGAACAAATCGCTGCCCGCGATCTTCACCACCTTGCCCTTGCTTCCCGCGCCCTGCATGTAGCCGTCGCCGTAGGCGAGGCCCCGATGATTGGGATTGATGAAACTCATTGCGCTCCTCCTTCCTTAATTGGCCTCGGCCCGCTCGCCGGTTGCCGTGGCTACCCTGTGCCGATAGGCGACCATGAACCCGGCCTTCAGCTTGTCTTCCAGGGTCGCCTTGTGGTCGTCCACGTCCTTGGGCCGCACCCCGGCGTCGCTGCGCATGGCCGGTTCCTCGTCCGCCTTGTCCGCTTTGGACTGCTCCTTCTTCGGGGGAGGCTCGGCCTTGTCCTCCTTCTTCACGCCTTCGGACCTGGCCTTGATCATCCGCTCGTAGGCCGCCTCGGTCGCGGCAAACGCCTCGTCCGACATCAAGGCCAGCCGCTTGAACTCGGCCTCGCGGTCCTCGTCCGTCTCGAACGCCATGCCCTGCTTCTCGATCTTGCGCAGGAGCTTTTGCGCCCGCGAGCGGTTGGACGCGGCCTGCTGCTCGGCCTCCAATTCCTCGACCCGCTTCTGGAGGGTGGAGACCTGTTTCTTCAGGTCCGCGTTCTCCTTCTCCAACTCCTTGATCCGGGTCTTGTCGTCCGCCGGAGCGCCGGCCTCGCCGTCGTCCTTTTTCTTCTTGGCGGCTTCGGCCGCCCTCTCTTCCTGCTTCTCGTTCTCGTCCATGTGTGGACCTCCTTTGTCCTGGTTTGAAATTTCCGTTTCAGCAACCGCCGCAACCTGGGTTATCCTCGCGTTCTCGTCCGCACCCTTGCGGTCTAAAAGCCCGAGGCCGGTGAAGGTGACTCCACGTAGAATCTCGAACACCGGCTTGCCCTGGAATGAGCCGCCCTTGTACTTGCGCAGGTGAACGCAGTAGTCGCTCTTGTTCTTCACCTTTTTCCCGCAGATCGAGCACTCGCCTTCATCGTAATCGCACTCCATCGAAACCTGGGTGATGATCCCGCGCTTCATCAGCTTGTAAGCCAGCTGCGCGTTCTGGCTGTCCGTGGCGTAAAGCTCGCCCACGCACTCCACCCGGCCGCCGTTCTCGTCCTCCAGGTAATCGGCGGCCACGATCCCGCCCACGATGTCGGTGAAGTCCTGCGAGTGCTTGAGGTCAATCTTCTTGTTAACCGCCGTCATGTACCGTGCGGCCAGTTCCTCGGCAGTGAAATGGTCCCCGTTCTTGTTGGTCCCGACCCGGCAGAGAATGAAGGTGAACTGCGGGTCTCCGGCCTGCTTGGAAAGATCGAGCGCCTCGGTGAACATGCCCTCTGATGCATTGACCTGGATATCCACCGGGACCGAGGTGTGGCACGCGGCCGCCGATAGCGACCCCTTGGACCGGGCCGCGCTTCTCGCCTTCGAGGCCACGAACAGAAGCTCCTTCGCATACTGGCCTTCCCGCCCAATGTTCTTGGCAATGGTGTAGACCACGTCCATGCCGCTCACCTGGACCTGGCCGAAGTGGTCGCCGAGGATTTCCTTGATCTCGTTCTCGCGGGGGAAGGCCCGGTCCCGGTAGGAGAGCAGCACCGTGCCGTACTTGCCCCGGGCGTCCGCCGCCATCGTCTCCATCAGCTTGCGGATTGATTCCTTATTAAAACGGGTGCGGGACGGGTAGTTGCGCCGGGGGTTGGCGTTGAGCTTTTTGTCGGCCCAGCGGGTCATCAACCCTTCCACGAAGTGGAGCGAGTCTTCGTAGTCGTTGATGCCGAACTCGGTGACGTAAGGCGGGTCGAGGTAAAGCGCGTCCGCGCTGAAGCGCCGGATCGCTTCCACCGCGTTCAAATTGAAGGCCTTGCACTCCTGGCCGTTGTCAAACACCAGGTTGTTGAGTTGCTTGATCGAGCGCTTGAAGGATTCAACCAGCCGAGAGAGCGGCAGGTTGACCAGCTGCGATTCCTTAAGGCTTGCGCTGGCCTGTGTCTCGTCCACGTCTGTGGGCTGGTGCACTTCGTGGCCGGCCCGCTTCGTCATCTTCGAGCGCGAGAACTGGCCGAACGCGCTCTTGGCCTTGACTGCGGTGCCCAACGCGGCGAGCGCCAAGTCCTTCTTGTAGCCCGAGAGCTTCTGGATGTTCGACCACACCTGGTCAAGCCATTGCAGAATGGGCTTGGTGTAGTAGTAGCCGTGGAAGTGGTCCAGGATGAACGTGCCCGCCCCCGGGTTGGGAGCGAGCAGCATCTCGATGTCCTCATCGCTGAGCTTGTCGTGCGAGTTCTCGACCACCGCGCGGGCCAGGTGATAAGGATACCGGAGCAGGTCGTTGGCCATGACCTTGTAGCCCTTGCGCTTGAAGTTATAGGCCACGTTCGCACCGCCGGAAAAGGCGTCCAGGATGGTCTTCGCGCCCTTGGGCACGTGCCGCTCAATCCAGCCCATCATCAGGTACTTGCTACCCATGTACCCGGTGACCCGGACCGGATCGTTTTGCCCTGCCTGGCAGGTGAGCAGATCGAGAGCTTCACCCAGCGGCGCGTCGGCCAGGGCCTGCATGTTGTCCTCGATCCGTAGGGCCGCCTCCGCTGCGCTCTCCGACTCGTGCTTCTTCACCCACTCCTTGGCCTTGTCCAGGGTCCAGCCGTTCGGGTTGTCCTCGGTCTTCTTGGCGAAGCGGTAGGCCTGAAGGACCATCGCCTTGGGGTCGTGCCCCTCCTGGACGTGTTCTTTCTTGAGCCGGCCCATGATGATGGCGACGCCCTCGACCCCCTCCAGCCCCTTCCGCCGGAAGCTGCCCTTCTCGAACTCCTCCGGGTCACGCACGCGGAAGCGGATTTCATTCGGGGTCTCGTCCCAGATTGCCTGGGTCTGCAACTCGTCCTCTGCATAAGCCTCCAGCGAGGCCGCGGCCTTCTGTTCTTCCTTGCCCCGCTTGCAGATGAACAGCCGCTCCTTGGCGTGCGAGGCGTCACCGTGCTGCGAGGTGATCGAGTAATGGTGGTCGTGCGAACGCATGGCCGACTCGCGGCCGAGCGAGCCGATAATCTTCTTCATGTCATGCTCGTTCGGGTAGGCGTGATCCCGGTAAGAGATCAACCAGTGCGGGATGTGCTTCGCGTTGCCCAGGAAGGTCTCGAAGAACTCATTGGCGTTGGCCTTGGTCACCGTCTTGTGGTCGGTCTCGTAATGCTTGGTCTTCGAGTCCTTGACCAGGGTGAGGCCCTCCCAATAGTTCATCAGGCCCTCGACAAAGTGGTAGGATTTCTCATAGTTGGTGGTGGAGAATTCGGTCGCGTAAGGCGGGTCGAAGTAAACTAGGTCGCCTTTGATGCTCGGCAGGAGTTCGTTCACGTCCTTCCGAAACGCCTTGCACTCCTCACCGTTGTCGAACACCAGCGCGTTAATCCGCGCCACGTTCTTGCTGAACCGCTCCTTGAACTCCTCGGGCGTATCCTCGCGCTTGCCGTAGCGCGTGGACGACGAGAAATGCCCGAATCCGCCCTTGCCCGACATGCAGGTCTTGCCCAGAGCGAAGAGCGCGATGTCCTTCTTGAAGCCATCGAGCTTGTCCGCGTTGGCCCTGATGTTATCAATCAGGCCGTGGACGCCCTTGGCGAAGAATATGCCCTTGAAATTGTCCCGGACGAACGTCCCGGCCTTGGGGTTGTCCGCAAGCAGCGCCGTAAGCTCGTCGTCCGAGAGCCGGACCTTGTCGTTCTCGATGATCGCCCGCGCCGCGTGGTAGCAATAGCGCAGCCGGTCGTTGGCCATGACCTTGAGGCCCTTGGTCTTGTACATGTAGGCCACGACCGCCGAGCCGGAGAAGGCGTCCAGCGCCGACTCCACGCCCTCCGGGGTATGCTTCCAAATCCAGTCCACCAGCTTCTGCTTCGAGCCGATGTAGTTGGTGATGTACTTGGGGCGCTTATCCGGGGGAAGTTCGGGTTGACTTTCTTCACGCGCATAAGCCTCCAGCGCCTCGAAGTCCAACTCCAAGGCCGCGTCGGTCTCCAGCAGAAACGCCAACCGTTCGTAATCAGTAGCAAAAAGCTCCATTCACATCCTCGCGGGAGCCTTGGTCTCGGACGCGGGCCAAGTCCATCGCCCGGGCCCATGACAAGCTCCTGCGGGATATATACCGGCGGAAAGTGAAAAGTGTCGGAAAAAAGTTGAAAAAAATTATGAAGCGGTGAACTTGGCGATGATAACTTTGGCGCAGGCCTCCGAGGAGGGAAATTCGTCAACCTCAATTTCGCTCCCCCCCATCCCGCGATAGGGAGAGAGCGTTGTCCGATGGTACTCGAGGAAATCGTCCGGTAAGTTCTTGATCCCGTTCTCCACCAGCCGGTTGATGATCCACTCGGCCTCTTCCTGGGCCTCGGGGTTGCCGGGGAGGTATTCGATCACGAGGTCGAGGCCGGGACCGGGCCCCTGGACCCAGACGCCGATGGGTTCGTAATGGGGATTGCGGAGACGGTCGCGGAGCGCGTACTCAATCATGTAGCGGAGCTTCATTCCCACTCCTCCGCGATCCGGATGTGTTCGGCCAGAATGTCCTGGTCCGCGATGTCGAAACGCTCGCGGTTCTCGGCCTTGTATTTTTGCCAGGCCTTCCAATCCTCAACCATCCCCGGCTCCGACACCTCCATGATCAACTCCGCGTGGAAGCGCCGTTCCCGGTCATCGTCGAGGTCAATGAGATAGGTGTCGTCCTGCTCCCACCGGCAAACCTTGATGGTGTGCGAGAACTGGAAGCCCTGGTCGTAGCCCGCCATCTTGAACAGGAGCCAGAAGTCCGCATGGGTCATCTCGCCCGCAGCGTTGAACTGCGGGGCCACTCGGGTGACCGTGTAGCTGTCCACCAGGCCCAGGCGGATCGGCTTCTCGCCACGCTCCCTCATCTCGATCCACGAGCCTTGCCGGTTGAACTCCGAGAACAGCGCCTGCAGCCGCTCCTTCTCCTTTTCGATGAACTCCTTCATGCTCACCTCGCAATCACAATGTCCTCGACCTTGCGGCCGTCGGGAAGTTTCACGATGCCCTTCTTGCGGAAGGACTCCAAGATCTTCTTCCGCTCGTTCTGGCTTCCGGCCACGATGACCTCGATGTTGTCCAGTACTGTCACCGAGTATTTGAAGATGGTCTCGTTTCCACTCTTGCGAGCGAATTTCTTCCAGTCCTCGGGCGTGCTGCCGCGATGCTGCGTCACGTAATCGTCCACCACCTTGCCATAAGCGTCGTGGTCGTAGCTGATAGCGTCCATTCGGCGCAGGAGCCGCTTCTTGAAGTACAGCCCGGTCTCGTCCGGGCCTTTGTCCGGGACCTTCTTGATTCGCGTGAAGAAGTAGCTCGCGCCGCCGGTTTTCATGTCCTCCTCCGGCGACATGCCGCCCACCGGGACCCCGGCCCGCAGCTTCTCGATGGTGCTCACCGCCGCGCCGTTTTGCTCGACCACCTTTTCAATGAACGAGGACACGCTCTCACCGTTGGTGAGGTGGTGATGGAGCGCGTAGCCCTTCATCTCCTTCTCCAGGTCCTCGTCCGAGAGGTCGAACCGGTACTGATGCCGATAGCCCGCGCCCTGGCCCGGTTGCTTGAACGCCAGCTGATACTCGCCAATGGGATCGTAGCCCGGCATACGGGTCAGGTCCTTTGCGCCCAGCCGCTTCTCCCAGAAGGCCCGCATCTCCCGGACGCGGACCTCCTTGCTGGCCGAGCGCCGGTCAAGGTCCGCGATCATCTTCTTGTAGGCGGACTCTTTTTCCGCCTTGGAGAGGTAAGCTTGCTTATGGAGGTAGAGCAGTTCCGAGTCCTCGGCAGTCGCGGCGGTGGACTTGAGGCCCAGGGTTTCCATGTGCCCCATTGCCCGCTCGATGCTCTTGGCGTCCGGTTTATCCGGCAGCACCATCTCGAACTCGCCGCGCTGGGCATAGAGATTCTTCTCCGACCAGGGGCGGTACACGGCCCTTACACCATCACCGAATTCCACCTCGAATTGCTCTCCTGCCTTTAAACTGTGGCCCTTGAACATGGCCGAGTTATCTGCGTCTTCCTTCACCACGACCAGGTCGCCATTCTTCAGTTCGCGTTTCTCGTGCAGCACCTTCGAGCGGGTAACCTTGAAGCCCACGTCCTTAGACTTCTCCGGGCGAGGGGATGCGTGCTTCTTCGTGTAAGCCCCGAACATGTCCTTGATCGGCTTCTTCGCGCTTTCCGCCTCCTCGATCCTGGCGAGCCAAGCCAGGTACTCGTTGGCCATGCCCTGCACGTCCGGGTCGCTGGACTTGGCCAACTTCTGGAGAGCCTTCTCGTGCCCCTTGGCCTTTTTCAACTTGTCCTGGTTGTACTTCTTGTCGTCCTTGTGGTGGTTGATGGTCTTGGCCGCAGCCAGGATGTCGTCCGCGAACTGGTCCTCGGACAGAGTGTCGCCCACCTTGGCCGAGGCGGGATCAATCCCGGCTTTTTTAAGCGCCTCCAGGATTTTCGCGTCGGCCTCGGGCCGGACCTTCATTTTGATGACCGTCCGCTCTTTGCCCTTGGCCGTCTCCACGAAGATGAGCGCGTTCTGGTCCTCGATGTCATCCTCGTCAAAGGGCAGGACCTTGCCCTGCCAGCCAAGCTTCCTCACTTCCTCGATGAGCTTTTCCTCGGCTGGACCGAGGCGGCCTTTCTTGGGGAGGGCCGCAGCCGCGTCCTCGAAGCGAAAGCCCTTCTTGCCCAGCACGTCGGCATAGAACCCCTCAAAATCCCGGCGCAGGTTGCGCTTGCGCTCCAGCGCCAGATCGAGGAAAGCTTTTTTCTTGGCCTCGTTTTTACCGAAGCGGCCATCGGCATAGGGCTTGAGTAGCGCCAGGTAGTCATCGTCTGCAATCTTTTCGACCTCACGGATGTAGCGGAGCGTGACCGAGGGATCGGCCTTGACCTTGCCCTGCTTGACCGCGCGGAAGACCGTGTTGTAGTAAGGCTCCTGCTCGCCGAACTTGCCGTTAGGGTGGTAGTCAATGGAGAGCTTGTCCTCCCCCAGGTGCTTGAAGAGTTGCCCCTTGTCAATGCCGTAGACCTTGCCGCTCCGCGCCCGCAGGAACTGCTTCGAGTGGCCATCATGGTTGGAGACGAGCCAGTCCACCACGTGCTCGCGTTGAATCTGTTCCAGTTCGGTGGTCGTCAGCTGGGTCGGGTCCACGTCCGAGAAATCGCCCTTGGCCTGAAGATCGGTATGCCACTTCTGGATCGAGCCGAGCTTGCCGTTCAAGTTGATGGTCCGCACTTCGACGGCGTCCGGGTCAATCAGCCGCCCGATCTGGTAGGCCGCCTCCTCGCCCTGGGCGATGAACTCGTCGCCGGATTTTTCAATCGGCTTGAACAGCCACTTGGCCCCGCTCTCGTCTACCCAGAACTCCTTGGTGTGCGCGCCGCCGACCTCGGCCTTGCCTGCGGGCTTGAAGTTGCCGGGCTTGCCCTTTTTCTCCCAAGCCTGGTCCGCGTCCTCGAACTCCGATCCCTTCTTGGTGAAGACCGGCGGCTCTGGTGGGGACGGCTCGGGAGGAGAAGGCGCAGGCGCTGGACGAGTTTTAACTGGCGGACTGGGCGCGGTCGGAGCTTTCTTGCCGCCGTGCTTCTCGGCCCAGGCCCCGTGCTTGGCTTCGATGCTGGCCTTGGCCGCCTCCACCTTGGCCGGGTCGGTCTCGGTGAACAGCGTGACCATCTCGTCCTTGTTCGCCCACTGCCAGTGCTTGAGCTTGGTGTCCTTGGCCAGGGTCTTGAGGTCGCCCGATTTCATGGCCGCGACCTGGTCCTGGAAGAGCTTCTTCTTGAGCGCGAGCTCCTTGGCGTTGGACTCCAGCATCTCCTGCGGCAAGCCCGCACCCTGGGCGAGCGCGGATTCGGCTTCCTTGGCCGCCGCGAGGAAATCGTTATAGCCAGCGGGCGACTTGGGCACGATCACCTTGGAGGCCGCCTGCTCGATGGTCTCCTTGGCCTTCTTGACCTTTTCCTTCTGCGCCGAGTCGAGCGCTTCCTGCTTGGTCTTCTCGGCCAGGTCCTGGCCGGCGGACTTCTCGATGGCTTTGACTAGTTGCTGCTTGTTTTTGAGCGGGCCGATGGAATGCTTCTCTTTGGCGGCGATGAGGTCTTGTCCCTGGAGGCCGGAGTGGTCCACGCCCGGCTCGATCTCGTCCAGGAGTTCGATCACGTCCTGCTTGGTCATGTTGAGCGAAACGCCCTTGTCCTTGGCGATGTCCTTGAGGTCGTTCACCGAGAGACCCTGGAGACCGCCTGGCGCGGGAACCTTCTTCAGCTGGTCGGTTATCTGCTGGGCCTGCTTGAGCGCGGCCTGCTTCTCGGCCAGGAGCTTGACCAGGTCCTCCTTGGTGCGCAGCAGGCCGATCTTGTATTCCTTGATCTTGGCCTGGAGCGCCTGGCCGGAGAGGTCCCCGTGTTCAATGCCCGGCTCGGCCTGATCCAAGAGCTTGATGAAGTCGGCCTTGGTGCGGGCGATGGACACACCGTTCTGCTTGGCCAGAGTCTGGAGTTGCTTGGCGGTGAGGGCTTGGAGGTCGCCGATCTCGCCTTTCTCGAACGCGGCCTTGAGCTTGGAGTCCTCGCGGGCCTTGGCGAGCGCCTGGCCCTCGATTCCCTCGGGCGGGATGATGCACGCGGCTGGTTCGTCCGCGGCCACGGCGATGAGTTCGCTCCCGCAGATGTTGATGGGCCAGGCCACGATGTTGGTGCACCGGCAGTTGGGGTGCGCGGGCTGCTGGGGGAAGCGGTCAATCAAAAAGACCTTGCCGTCGAGCGGGCCGCACACCGGACACACCCGCTCATCGTCCATTGTCATCCATTCGAGCTTCTTCACGCCCACGTGTTTGTGGAACTTGATCCGGCCCTGGTTGTGGGCGCGGAGCACCTCGGTGCGGGCGATGAGTTCCATCCGGTACTGGGCCTTGCTGAACACCTTCGATCCCGCGTGCCGGAAGGACTCCGGGTCTTTCACCACGTGGCCCAGGTCGCGGACAATGTCCTCCACGCCCTTGCCCGTGGCGACCCCGGAGAAGACCACGCGCTTGATCCCGTCCGCCAACTCGCGGTTCACGTCGCCGGCCAGGACCAGGTTGTAGTTGGCCATGAAGTCGAGCGCGTCGGTGTCCACCAGCGTAAAGACCTTGGTGGAGAGCTTATCAATGCCCTCGGGCTTGAGGTCGCGGTAAAAGGGCAGCTGGGCCGAAGCGAACTCGTCAATACCGCGATAGATGCCCTGGCGGAAGGAAGCCTTCGTCGCCTTCTTGAACCGGAGCGTCTGCTCCTTGCGGAGCGTGCTGGTGATCTGCTGGAGGTCGGCTTCAAGCTTCTTCAAGCCCTGGACCGCCGCGAGCTTGTTGTCCGGGAGCGAACCAAGGGTCTTGTAATGCAGGATGACCTTGCGGACCTCGTCCTCGGCGTCGGCCAGGATGCCGGAGAGATCGCTCGCCACCTGCTCGGTGTATAGGTTCCTGGCTTTGACGCTCCGCGCCGTGGCCTGGCGGATGGCCTCGGCCTGGGTCAGGGGTGTCTTAATGGCGAGGGCGGACAGCACGGACGACTCCGATCAGCTTGCCGGGGCAATGCGGGCGTCGAAGAAGCGGCAGGCTGGTGAAGAAAAAGTTGTCTCGGATTTCCGCGCCCGGCAATGGTTCTTCTCCTCGTCGAAGTGAGCGCACGAGTCGCAGACCTCGTCACCGATTGCCCGGGCATAGTCGGCCTCCACCGATGCGCTCGCCTTGTTCGCCGCCGGGTCCAGGCCGAGCATCTTCTGCGCGACCTCCACGCCCATGATCCCGGCCATGACCATGTCCACGATGGGCTTGATCTGCTTCTCATCCAGCAGGTCCACCGACTTCTTCTCGCTCTCCCTATTGGCCGCCTCGATGTCCGGGTCGAGGTCCATCTTCAGCTGCAGGCTCGCCCGGCTGATGAGCTTGCGGTCATAGAGTTCGATGAGCAGGCGCTTCACGTCCACCGCGTCGCTGGGGTCAAGATCGTTGAACAGAAACTGGAGGGTCTTGTCCTTATGCCCCTTGAGTTCCATCCAGTCGTCAAAGACCCAGGCCAGGATGTCGCGGGCGGCCTGCTTGATCTCCCGGATCATGACCAGCATCTTCTGCAGGCTCACCGAGGCCGTGGCGAAGTTGGGGCCGTCGCCCGTGATGAGCGTGCGCGACAGCCCGAGCGCGACCATGATGTCTTCCTTGACCTCCTTGACCTTGTCCTCGACGTTGAGGACTTGGCCTTCGGTCCCGTGGGTCTCGACCGTGACGTAGAATGGGACCACCAGCCCGCTCTTCAGGTCCATCTTGTTCACCATATCCCGGACCTGCTCCAGCATGGTCTGGTCGGGCATGACCATTTTCTGGCCATAAGCGCCGCCGACCTTGAGCAGCCGGAAGGGAGTGGCCCAGCGCTTGGCAATGGCTTGTTCGGCCCGGCGATAGTCGCGCAGGAGTTCGATGGACTGGAACGCGGGGAGCACCAGTGAGTTGCCGCGCGGCGAGAAGGGCGGGGCGTCCCATTTGAGGTGGAGCACCTGTTTGACCGGCAGATTCAGGGCGTCTCCCGCGCTCGGCGCGTCCTCGGGGTATTGCTTGGCCTCGACCAGTTCGCCGTTCTCGTACCGGACCTTGACCGAGATCGGGTTCACGCACACGACCTCCTCGATGTCCTTGCCGTCCTTGGTGTAGCCCTTGAACCCGATGGCGTCGCCCTTGACCAGCAGTTGCAGGATCATGGCCTTCACGAAGGCCGAGACGCTAATCTTGTAAGCCAGTTCGCTGGCGGCCTCCTTCACGCCCGCGTCATCGCTGGCGACTTTAATCTCGTCGCCCACGGCGAAGGTTCGCCAGGAGTTCACGCAGTTTTTGACCAGCGGCTCCTCAACGTAATACTCCCAGGCCCTCCGCGCCCGGTCTTCCCAGGTCACGGGAATGGCCTCGTTCGCCGAGACCTTGGCGAACACCGCCGGGTCCAGGGCCGCAGCCGATGCCAGCGGCGCGATAATCACCCCCTGCGCCAGGAGGTCTTCGTTCGTGATTTGTCCTTTCCCTTCCACTGCAACCTCGCTTGTTTTAGCCCTGTGAGCGCCACATTCGCGCCACGGCGCGAGATGAGATCGCCTTTAGGGGTATGTAGCCAAGGCCAGGCTAACTGGCAGCCCTTGGGCCAAACGCTAAATAAACACCGGCTCCGTCATCAGCGGCACCAAGTGGACCGTCTCCTGGCCGGCCCCGTTCAAGTTGCCCTGCTCGCGGGCGAGTATGGCGCAACGCACCGCGTCAACGATGTGGTCGTTGCCCTTCCCGTAGATCACCTTGCCGTCCCGCAGTGTGTAGGTGTGCGTGGTGAACTGGTCCTCGATCTCCATATCATCGGCTGGGAAGATGAGTTGCTTCCTCTGGAGCGCGCCGTTGATGAGGCTCGTCATCAGCTCCTTGGTCCGCTTCTTGACCTCATGGCCGTCCCGCACCGCCAGGGTCGTCATTCCGCCGAAGTCATACCCGGCCAACCGTCCCTCCAACTGGAGCGGCTTGTACTTGTCGAGCGTCAATAGCTCCTGGACCACAGCCAGGCCGTTGCCGCCGTTGTCCACGCCGATCCCGACCGGCGAGAAGTATCGTTCGAGCAGAGCAATGGCCTGGGCGATGTGAGGATAGGTCACGTGCTCCATGTGGACGCGCAGAATGAGCTTCAGCACCGACCGCTCGCCGGCTTCGCTCTCCCGGAAGACCACGAGCTCGGTGGGGTCGTTGGTATAGCCCAGGTCGCCGCCGATCCAGAACGTGCCGGTCTGCGGCATGAGATTGAGGAGCATCTCCAGCCGGTCGCAGGAGTCATCCTCGGTCTCGCAGTTCTTTAGCTCGTCGCCAGTAATCACCACCTTCTGGTATTCCAATAGCTCCTGCCGGCACAGGGTCAGGTACTCGATGTTGAACGCGCCGTAGGAGGGCTTGCCGTGTTCACCCGCGACCTCATGCTGCCAGCCCGCGGTGTCCTTGCCTCCATAGAATTCGATTAGCTCCGACTCGCGCTCTTCGCTCCAAGCCGGATTCAACCACGAGGGCCAGCGGAAGACCTTGAACTGGTCCGAGGATGTGAGGCGGTAATAGGTGGTGTTGCGCAGACCGTTGGGAGTCGAGTAAATCCGCAGCTTGCCGTTGGCCTTGAGGCACTGGCGCAGGGCCTTCCACGCTTTCTCGGAGAGCCACGCGCCCTCGTCAACCCAGACCCGGTCCACGTGCAGCGAGCGGAACGAGTCGCCGTAAGCCCCCGCCGGTCGGAAGTAAAGGATCGAGCCGTTGGCGAACTCCAGCCGGAAGTAGGGCTTGCGGTGAATCTTGGGCTTGCCGTACTTGCTGATGGCGATGCTGTCCATCAGGTCCGGGTTGGATTCCAGTTGGAACTCGATCTCCTCGATCAGGGTATCGAGATGGCCCTGGTGAGGCGCGGCGATCAGGCCCTGGCCGCCGGTGGTGATGAAGGCGAAGTGGAGCGCGTCGGTGGTGATGTTCACGCTCTTGCCCGCGTCCCGGCCATCCAGGTGGATGATGTTCCTGACCTCGCAGAGCAGGTCCTCGGCCTGGTGCGGCCAGTAGCTCCGGGGCGTCTCGTCTCGGTTCTTGAGGTAAGCCTGGCCCCACAGGACCGGGTTCATCAGCGTTTCCGCCAGACGGCGGTCCCTGGGTTTTAGGCCCGCCATGACCCCATCTCCCCAGTATTCCGGCCCTCGAAAATACTATCAGAAATGCCTTGACTTCCGGCTGAATAGAAGCGTGTATGTGTATGCGCCGACATAATCGGACGGCGCGGGATTGACCCCACGGAAAGGAGGCAGACATGAAAAGAAAGGACGTCGAGGTTGGCCGGACCTACCTGGTCAAGGTGTCCGGCAAGCTCGTCCCGGTGCGGCTCGAAGCCGAGCATCCGAACGGCGGATGGACGGGCGTGAACAAGGAAACGCGGCGACAGGTCCGGGTTCGGACCGCCGCAAGGCTGCGGTGCGAACACACCGCGAACCCAAACTAAGAAAGGAGACCGACTATGACCGAGACACTGCATGAGGCCGCGCAAACTTACCTCGCGCACCTCAAGACCCAGGGGAAGAAGGAACGGACGATTTACACTTACGGCAAGGATTTCGAACAGATCGAGGCCCACTTCGGCGCGGACCGGAAGCTCAACACCATCCTGCCCCAGCATGTGGGCAAGTTCTTCAAGTCCGACGACCTGCTCAAACTCCCGGACGGCAAGCCCCGCGCCAAGCCCACGGTGGACAAGACCATGCGCGTGATGCGCATGTTCCTGGTCTGGGCCAAGGAGACCAAAAGGATTGATAAGCTCCCGCTTCCCAAGGACACGCCCATGGGCCGGGACGCCGTAAAGGAGGAGCAGGATGACCCCGCAAAGAAACGCAAGTCCGATAAGGCTACTGCCCAGTCCTGAACCTATTGAGCAGGCGGTGCTCGCCTTCAGCCAGAGGCTTGAAGCCCAAGGCCGCTCCCCGAACACCATCAGCGCATACCAGCGCGACCTCATGACCCTGGCCCGGGTGCTGACCGAAAGGCACCCGGGCCTTTCGCTGGACCGAATCACGCCGGGAATGCTGGACGAGGCCCTGACCTCGCCCGATATCGCCCGCACATCGCAAGGGGAGCCGCGCTCGCCCGCGTCCCTGCACCGCTTCAAGGCCGCGCTCCGCTCGTTCTTCGCCTGGGCCAAGGACACCGGCCTGACCCCGGAGAACGCGGCCCGCTCGGTCACCCTGCGCCGGCTCCCGCGCACGCCCCCGGTGTTCCTCACCGAGGCCGAAAAGAAGCGGCTACTCAAGGAACTCCGGGGCCAGGCATCGGCAATGGCGACCAGGGACCGGCTCATCATCGAGCTATTCCTGGGCACCGGCATCCGGCTCCAGGAGCTTGTGGACCTCGACCTCGATGACGTGGACCTGGACGCCAAGCATCTCCGCGTCCGCCACGCCAAGGGCAATGTCCCGCAACTGAAGTTCCTCAAGACCGACCTCCGCTCATTGCTCCGTTCGTATCTCGCCGAGCGCCGCCGCGTTGGGAACGGAGAGTGCTCCGCGCTGTTCCTCTCCAACCGCGAGACCCGCCTGGGCCCACGCCAGGTCGCCCGCAGGCTCGAACACTGGCTCGAAGCCGCCGGGATCGCCAAGCACATCGGCCCCCACGCCCTGCGCCACACCTTCGCTACCCACCTCTACAGCAAGACCGGCGACATCCTGGTGGTCCAGCGTGCGCTCGGCCACCGCGACCTTTCCACCACCCAGGTCTATACCCACCTCGTGGACGGCGTCCTGGAAGAGGCCATCGAGCGCCTGTGAGCGCCGCGCCTTCACTCGCCGTCCCCTTGTGAAATTTCCGTCAACGCTTTTTTCACCTTTTCTTTGAGCCGCCTTATCCGCAGCCAGGCGAAGAACGACCAGCCCATAACGTCCAGTAGCTCCTGCTCCACCTCGTCCAGGACTTCGAGCGCGGGCCGGCGCATGGTCGAGTCGCCATACTCGACCGCGCCCTGCTCCAGGCGGTGTTCAACCAGGGAGACGAACTCCAGCCAGTCATCGCGGAGTCCCGGCCCGGCCATTGTCGCTCGCGTCTTATCCATCAAGTTTCCTTGTCCCATTGTTGGCGGACCCTAAACAGTGAAATTTCTGTTGACTCGGATTTCAGAGAACACGTCTTATGCGCCCTTCTTGCCCTCTCGCTGCTCCGCAACTCTTTGAAACAAGCGGCTCTTCATTTTTCGCTCTCCGGGGTTATGCGCCATCTTTTTTGCGTTTTCGCCCGCGGGCTGGTTTTGCCTCGGGGTTTTTCTCGTCCGCCAGCTTCTTGACCAGGGCGGAGGCCCACTGCGCCGGGGTCGCGCTCCGCTTGTTCGGAAGCTCTCCCTCGCGGGTGATCTTGGTGGTCTTCAGGTCCTTCAAGTGGCAGCGGATCATCCGGTCCAGGCGCTCGGCCGCATCCCAGTTGCCCTCCTCCTGCGCCCGGCTCAGCTTGATGAAGTAAACCGCGACCAGCTCCACCTGCATGAAGTCCGAACTCTTGTTGAACACAAAGTCCTTGTAAAGCTGCGCAATGATCGAGTCGAAGATCTTCTTCTCGTCCTCGGCCAGGAAGCGGCTGGCATAGATGCCATGCTCCATGCCGCGCAAGTTTCCCTCGGGCGCGCCACGGCCCTTCTCGCGCACCTTCTCGTTGCGGACCCACTTGTCCAACTCCTGGGCGTCGCTCTTGCAAATCTCCCGGCCCGCGTCGGGAGTGTTCTGGTCTTGGTCAGTCATCGTCGTGTGAATTCTGCACCGATGCATCCGACTCCGGCGCGGGAAGCAAATTAAGCTGGATTTCACTCCCCTTGTCGGAGACGCCTTCCACCTGATTACATACCGGCGAATCGTCAAAAGTGCCGGAAATTATTTTGTCAGGCCGCTCATTTTTTATGATCTGGTGGACCCGGCGGGGTGAGATTCCGGCCAGCCGCGCAATCTCCTTGATGGGCACGCCTTCCTCCTTGAGCGCCAGCACGAGCTTCTTGCGCTCGTCATAGAACAGCTTGCTGCTCGGCACCCAGAGCAGCCCGGTGAAGTGGGCTTGCACCGCCTCGACCAGGTCGGCCGGCAGCACGGCGTGGGCGCAGGCATAGCGTTTTTTCATGGGGCCTCCTTTCCCGACCGCTTGATCCAGGGCTGGTCAACGTGCGAGTTATAGAAGCGCAGTCGGCTCTCGCGGGGACCTGGATGGATGATCTCGATGGACTGGCGGGTGACCTCGCCGATGAGCCTGTCGCCTTCCAGGAAGCAAACCAGGCCATAGTCCTCGCCGCAGGGGAATTTGAATTGCCCGCGGTTCTGGTAGAGGGAGGTCTCGGTCCAGTCGAGGGATAGAGCTTGGTCCTTGATGGCATCGACCTTGGCCACAGACTCGGGGGAGACGGGATGGACGAATCTGAATTCTCCGTTGGGAGGAAAGAGGTGTTCGGGTTTCGGTACGACCTTGTCCGCTGTTGCTGCATGCCTGTCCAGGTCTCCGGCCTTCCAGGGGATTGGCGGGGCGTAGGCCTGGGCATCCAGTTGGTTGATGGCCTCTTGTACCTGGCCGTCGCCGAAATTTTTCATCGCCCACTCGTGAATGGGCATGAACTTGCCGCGCAGTTCGTCATAGGCGGCCTTGGCAAGTCGCCCGGACTCGCATGCTCTTTTGGCCAGCATGATCTTGGAGCGGAGCCAGGCATAGTATTCGGGATCGAGGCGGCGGTAGCAGAGGTCATCGTAGGTGACGTCGCGGGCGTAGAGTTGCGGCTTGTCGGTCTCCCAGGTCTTGAGCGTAGGGGAAACGTAAAGGGCGGGTTGCTGGATCGGCGGGTTTGCCTGGCCGGACCCCTCGTGGTTCGCGTCCTTGATTTTGCCCGCAGGTTCCTTGACGGCGGTTTCCCCGTCTGCATGTTCCTGCATGATTTTTAAGAGGCTCATTGCTTCTCGCTCCCGGAATGAAATCTCGGTTTACCCGGATTACATACCGGCGGAGAGGCGAAAGTGTCGGAAATTTTCTAAAAAAAGTTGGGAAGTGGTGAAAGGGTGAAAGGTTCGGAAGGGGCAAAACAACCTTTCACCAGGACCTTTCACCATACATAACCATTCAATTTCAATAAATAATTAATAAAATATGGTGAAAGGGTGAAAGGTAGGGAAGGATATGTCTATTAATGAGCAAAAAATAAAGGCTACCATCCCCTTGACGAGGACCCCCACCCTTATTTTTTTCTTCAAATATAGAGAGAGACCTCTGGGAACCTTTCACCCTTTCACCACGCAGGATAACTATATGGATTATCAAACTATTTTCATGGTGAAAGGTTCGCCGTGGTGAAAGGGTACCCTTTCACCCAATGGGCTGAATGGAAAAAAAGAAGCCGGTTACCGGGGAAGACAGGTGATGTTGTAGGTGGTGGTTCGAGCGTGGCCTTGGTTCAGATTGATGTCGAAGCCAGCCTGCTTGATGACCGCCAGGTCGTTCGAGAAGCGCTGGGCGAACTGCTGTACGGACTTCATATTAAAGGAGAGGCTGAAGTCCTTGGCGAGCCTGCGGAGGGCGATGAAGATATCGCGGGCCAGAGCACCCTTGATGGTATCCTCGTCCTGAAAATCCAACTGGTAGCGTTCCATGAAGGCGGCCTTGTTGGACTTGACCACGTTAGTAGCCGTGCTCTCCTGGTCGGCCTCGAGGGCGTGGCGATAGGCCTTGAACAAGGTTGCCAGGGCCGTGGCGATGGGATTGGACTCGCGGGCCGTCTCCAGGCTCACACTGTTGATGGAGGCGATGCGCTCGACGAACTGCGGGTTCAGGGTCTCCAGGGCCGTGGTGATTTCCTCCGGGGACTCGCCCACGATCATCATGAGGTACATGAGGCTCAGGTAGTCGTTGCAGCGGCGCTTGTTGTGGTGCCCCAGGGTCTGGTGCAACAGCCGCATGACCTTCTCCTGCGCGCCGTCCCGGAGCAGGGCCAGGACGTGGCTGGTGCGTTTCATGAGCGCGGAGAGGATGAAATCCCGGCGCTGCTTGATGGCGTCCAGGACCTTGGCCTCGAGGAAGCAGTCGCTGGCTTGCTCATTGATGTCGAAGCGGATGATGAAGGTGCGGGAGAGGATTTCGGCCAACTCTCCGCCCAGCGGCTCAATGCCGGTGGTGTTGAGCAGGCACTTGGTCCGCTCGATGACCGTCTCGGTGTCGGTCCCGCCCCGGCGTTTTTCCTTGGCGATCCCGGTGATGCTGGTGAGCAGGAAGGTGGTGAGTTCATCGGTCAGTTGGGCGACCTCGATGTTGTCCAGGAAGATGCAGGGGTTCCGCGAGCCGTCGGTGTAGTTGGCGGCGATGGTGCTGGTCTTCTGTTCGGTCTCGCCATAGAGCAGGGCGGAGATGAGCTTGCTGGCCGTGGTCTTGCCGGACTGCGAACTGCCCTCGAAGCGGGTCATGGGCCGGGTCCCCACGAAGTCGATGAGCAGGAAGCACGAGAGCCACAAGAGGATGAGGAAGCGGTCGCCCTGGGCGCAGGGCAGGTTGGAGACGATGAGGTCCAGGAGCAGGCGGTCGGCCTCTTCGATGTCCGCGCCCGGCTGGAATTTGAGGGGCCTCATCTTGTTGGAGGGTTGGAGGATGATTTTGTCCGCGTTGCCGCCGTTCTTCATGATCTCGATGCCGTCGGGCGTGATCTTGGCGATCTCGTGATCGGAGTTGTTGAGGTTGAAGTAAAGGGTATAGCGGCCCACGTCGGTGTGCAGCCACATGAAGTCCTCCCGCATTTCGCCCCGGTCCATCGCCAGGTTGGACAGGACCTCGTAGAAGGTGCGGCCGCCATTGGTGGTCTGGACGACCCCAGTGTGCTTGTACATGGTCGAATAGTAACTGCGCTTGCGGCCCCGGTCGAAGCTGTCCATCCACAGGAGCCGGTCCTCGAAGAACATGAACGGCTCGCCCCGGGGCGTGTAGAAAAACCGAGCGCCGTTGGCAGAGAACCACTCGAAGGAAGCCTCGGCGATTTTGGCGTAGTCCGGCCCGCCCGAGGCCTCGTCGGCCTCGATCATGGCCTGCTCGATCCGGGCGCGGCACGATCCGGGCGGGGCGTTGGACGTGTATTTTTCCGACCGCCTTCTCCCGCGAGACCGGGCCGCGCTTTCCTTTTGCGCGGCTTTGACCTGATCACGTAGAGTGGTGAGAGACAGGTTCTCCTTGCCGAACTTCTCCTGGAGAATTTTCAAGTGGCGATTTTGTTCGAGCGGGACCAGATGGGCAACCTCAAGGAGAATCGGTTCGAGGAGCCGGTTGCGCTCCTGCTCGGGGAGATCGGTTGGCAGATTGGCGATCCCAAACTCCAGGGGCGTCTGGGCCTGGCCCAGGAGAACCTCGAAGTCCGCCCCCGTATGGCCGGAGACGAAATAGTCGTTGACATCAATTTTGGCCTGCGCGAGCAACTGCTCGGCCTGCTTGATCTCCTCGTCCGACCGCCCGGCCAGGAGCTTTTTCAGTTCGCCCGGGCCGACGTTCGCGGTGACGTTGAAAACTTGCTGGAGTTGGCCACGGGCCTGTTCCTGCTTTTCGGTGAGGGGCAGGACCACGAGTCTGGTCTCGATATTGTGTTCGGCCAGGATGCTTGCGGTCTTCATGGCCCCGTGCAAGCCCGCCTGCGAGACCTCGTTATCCTGGCAGATATAGATGGTCTTTACCCCGCGCAACTTGGGGATGAGCCGGTCCCAGTCCGCCTGGCGGATTCTCACCGTGACCGGCGAGACCGCCGGGAAGCCCTGCTCCATCAGCGAGATGCAGTCGGTCACTCCTTCCGTGATGATCACCCGGTCAGGCCGGGCCAGCAGGCAGTCCTCGTTGAACAGGAAGCTGTTGTTGACGCAGGCCGCGATGTGCTTGTTGGAGCCTTCGTTGTTAACCGGGAGCTTCTTGTACTTGCCCTGCTCCCAGGGCTTGTCCGGGGTCCACGGGGTCTTGCGGCCGATCATGAAGACCACACGGCCCCGGCTCCAGTAGGGGAACACGATCCTGGCTTCGAAGAATGGAAGCAGACCGTCCTGGCTGGTCGGTCGGAAGGCCCCGCTCGCGGCCAGTTCCCGGAGGCTGAAATTATGGGGAGGGCTGGTCAGGGCTTTGAGCAGGCCCGGACGCTCTTCTCCGCTCGGACTCTTGCTCGGGGAGTTCGAGGCATAGCCGATCAGCAGCTTATCGATGGTCTCATCGGAAATCCCATAATGCGCGTGGAACCACTCCAGGACCTTGGGAGAGTCCTTGAGGCGTTCGTGATAGAACCCCGCGAGCGCGGTCAAGGCTTCCTGCACCCGGACTTCCAGCAGGCGCGCGGCCTCGGTTTCCTTCAGGTGTTCGGGGGAGAGGCCGTATTCGGACAATGGCGGCAGTCCGGCTTTTTCAGCGAGGTAGTCCCGGGCGTTTCGGTGACTGTCCGGCATGGTTCCGGATTGTCCGGCGGTCACCTTCCCGGCTTGAACGAACTCGACCAGCTGGAGCACATCCCCGCCCGCGCCGCACCCGAAGCAGTACCAGCCCTGCTTATCAAGCATGATGTGAAGCGAGCGGTGTGACTGGCTTTTATGGTTGGGGCAGTCGCATTGGAGCAGATGCCCGGACTCCTGGGTGATGCGGCCGGCAAGGAGGTCGCGGGCTGCCTGGCCGATGTCAATCTCGGTGATGAGCCGGTAATACTCCCTGACGTTTGCGAGCGAGGCCGCCATATAGCTCCCGTTTACGGTCGAGCTTCATTGCTTTGCGAAACCGGCTCGGCCAGATGAATGGACAAGAAGGTCTTGCGCTCGTCCAGGTGGCGCTTCTTGACGCAGTTCTTGATCCCCCAATGGTCCCCGATGATGATGGCGGTTTCCCTGGCCCGGGTGACGCCGGTGTAAAAGAGATTGCGGTGGTGCATGAAGGCGTGGGACTTGTGGACAATGACAATGGCGCAGGGGAACTCCGATCCCTGGGTCTTGTGGATGGTGAGCGCATAGGCCAGCTGCACGTCCTGCAGGTTGGAGGCCTCGACCGTTACCGGCATGCCGTCGAAGTCAATGTTGAGCGATCCCTTGCGGTCCACATCAATCACCATGCCCACCGCGCCGTTCATGACGCCCAGGTCGTAGTTATTGCGGGTCTGGATCACCTTGTCGAATGGGTGAAACTTGGGCCGACGGCCAGAGGGCGTATCCGGCACGTGGACTCCCCAAAGCTTGCGCTGGAGGAGCTTCTGGAGCTTGATGTTCAACTCGACCGTGCCGAGCGGGCCCTTGTGCGTGGGCGTCAAGACCTGGACGTCGCTCATGAGATTGAAGCCCAGGCCATCTTCGATCCTGTGCTTGAACATCTCCAGGAGGGCTTGTTGCGCTTCGTGCTGGTCCGTGAACTGATCAAGGAGATACCATCCCTGCCGCTTGACCTTTTTCTCCTCGGCGGTCTTGCGAACTTCCCCGTTCAAGATCGCGATGCAGTTCTCCTTCAGCACCCCCGCCTGGCGGACGACCTTATCGAGCACCACGGAAGGCACGGCCCGGGTCTGGATCAGGTCGCGCAGCATGTTGCCCGGGCCAACCGGCGGCAGTTGGTTATGGTCTCCCACCAACACCACGGCGGTCCGGCTCAAGTCAATCGTTCGGAACAAGCGCCAGGCCAGGGGGACGTCCACCATCGAGACCTCATCAATGATGATCACATCGGCGTCAAGGGGATCGTCCGGACCGCGAGCATAGGTCTTGCCGTTGAATCCGAGCAGACGATGGATGGTGCTCGCCGCATGCCCTACCACCTGTTCGAGCCTCTTGGCGGCCTTGCCGGTGGGCGCGGCCAGGATGACACTCAAACCCTGCTCCTCATAGATGCTGGTGATCGCGGAGACCGTGTAGGTCTTGCCGCTGCCCGCGCCGCCGGAGATGAGAGTGATCGAGTGAGACAGGGCCAAGGTCACCGCTCCTCGCTGTCCATCATTGAGGCTGGGGGCCGCGCGGTCCACGAGTTCGGAGACATCATCTCGCTTATCGAAATTCGGGTTGGCCAAGTCGCCCCGGCGCAGGAATTCCGCCAGGTCCGTCTCCATCGCCAGGATATCGGGCCGGGCCACAATGAACCGGCCTCCATGCGATGAGCATGACAGCTGCTTGGAATCGATCAGCGCGTCCAACTCCGTCTCGATCCGCTCGCGGCTGTCGAGGGTGTCCATCACCAGGAGCAGGTTGGCGCGGTCCAGGAGGTCCTCATACTCGACCCAGCAATCGCCCTGGTCCAAGGCCTCGTCAAGGCAATGAATGATCCCGGCCCGAATGCGGGGGCAGTGGTCCTTGGGCGTGCCCATCTTGCGGGCGACCTTGTCCACTTTCTTGAAGCCGAAGCCGGAGACCTCGCGGATGATCAGGTAGGGATCAGCCTTGAGCACGCCCAGGACGTTGTTGCCGAACTTCTCGACCAGGGTCGTCACCTGGTGGTGAGTGAGATCAAAGCTCGCGAGCCAGGTGAGCGCCTTGTTGACTAGGCGGGTCCGGTCCCACTCGTCCCGCAGTTGAACAATCTTGTCCACCGAGACCTTGGCGGTCTTGGCGATTGCTTCTGCATCCTCGGCGAGGGCGCGGTCGAAGTCATTACCGAACCGCTCGACGATGAGCTTCGCCTTGGCCGGCCCGATGCCCTTGACGTGCGGGTTGTTGGCGAGGTAGTTGGCCAGGCCCGTAGCGTCAAGGTCAAGGTTGTATTCCATGCTCTGGACTTCGAACTGCCTGCCGTACTTGGGGTGCATGATCCAGCGGCCATTGAGCACGACCGAATCGTTTTCCTGCGCGAACAGGTTGCCCGCGAACTGGATGTCCTCGCCCGCGTCTGTCTTGAGCCTCCCCGCCGAGAACTTTCCCCCGGCAAAGAAGACCTTTTCAATCGTGCCCCGGAGTGTCGCCGGGGCTGGTGATTTCTTGTCTGTCATTCTTGGATACCTTTTGATAAACGCGCAGCAGGTAAGCCTCGACGAAAAGGCAACCGAGTTGGCGGCTCCCGCAGAAGAACACCGGGAGCTTAAAGTCAACGATGACGGACATGGCCGCGCCAAGGACCGAGTTGGGATGAGCGCCGCTCGCATACTTGCCCTCGATGATGTCGCCCAGGTCCGCCTCGACCACGATGCAGGAGGCCTCATATTCCGCGAGGCGCTTCAACTCCTTGTGGAACCGCTCCCGGCCTCGGATGACGGTGGAGACGAAGTCCGCAAGCGACTTTCGCTCCACCGCCACCGAGCCTTCGTGACCCGCGAGCGAGTAGTCCCCGGCCGGGAGCGTTCGGCGGATTGCGGTGATACGTTGCGGATCAAAGGTGTAAGGCTCTTGTTCCCGCGTGTCGATTACGACGGTGATCCTGTCCATGCCTGTCCATTCTTGAGCCGCGAGCCGCTTAGAACGGGATGTCCGAAGGAGTCGAACTCGGCTTGTCCCCGCTGTCCTCGATCACGATCCGCTTGTTGAGGTACACGTTCTCGTTCTCGCCCTTGGTGCGTTTGGTCACCTCGAGTTTCACGTCCAGCAACTTGCCCAGGTTTTGGGAAAGGTCCGAGAGTTTCTCCAGGGTGAGGCCGCAGGTGTGCAGGTCATTCTTGAGCCACTTGATGTTCTCGCTGGTGACGATGACGTTGTTGCGCCAGAGCAGCCGCCCGGCGAATTTGGGGGCAAGGATACGCAGGGTCCACTTCAGCATCGGCGCGCCCGAGGTCTGGGCCCGGGTAAGTTCCACCTTCTCGACGTTGACCTGGTACTTGCCGTCCGGCACCGGATCGAATTCGCGTTCTTCGATCTCCGCCTGGACAAACTCATCGTTGAACTGCGAGAGGTCGATGTCGCCGGTTCCACCGGCGGCGGGATTGGTTTCGAATTCATTGTTCGACATGGTTCGGTCCTCCTTGATTATTTGGTTTGGTTCGCGGGCGTGGTCGATTTGGCTTGAGGGGCCGCGGGCTTGGCCTCGGGCTGCGATGTGCTTGGCTTGGGCGCGGATGTTGCGCCGTTGAAGGCCTCAAGGAACTTGCCGAAGTCGAGGTCGATCACCTCGGGCATCCGTCCGGTGCGGTCGCCGGCCTCGTAGTTGGGACTGGGCTTCGTGCGCATGACGCGCTTGTAGGTGGGCTTGCCGTCCTCGCCGGGCACCACCTCAATGTCGCAGAAGAGGATCATGTCGACCATGCCCAGCACCTGCTTGCGGGCCTTGTCGGGCAGGGTCGGGACGATCCGGGTGAGCTTGCCCGTGCGGGTCTCGATCTCCTTCTCCTGCGAGTGCGAGATGAGAAACAGGCCATAGGGCAGGAAGGCCAGCTTGTTCAGTACGCGCAGGAACTCGTTGTTGATGAGCGCGTAGCCCTTGCCGTAGCCCAGGTCGGACTCGTGTTCGATCTTGAACTTCTTGCAGATGTAGTCCGAGCACATGCGGTAGGCGTTGTCCAGGGTGTCGAGCACAATGGTCTTGAAGTTGTGCTTGCCCTCGGCGATCTCGGCGCAGGCCGCGAGCAGGTCCTCCCAGCTGTTCACCGGCGTCTGGAATACCTCGAGGGAGTTGAGGCCCGGTTCGGTGGCCAGGAAGAGAGCGCTGTCGGCCTTGGCGCAGAGGGACGACTTTCCGATTTTACTGGGCCCGTAGACGAGGACCGTCAGGTTGGACAGGTCCTGCTTGGGCGAGGTCTTTTGAGTGGGTAGCATTTTCGATTCTCCTTTTCGTTCAGAATGCCGGGGCGCTGTCGGCCACGGCGTGGTCCCGCGCCTCGGCGGGTTTCGCCGCCAATTCCTCGTGCGGCTGCGCTTGCTGATAAAAGTTCTCGATGACGTTGGGGCTGCCGTTGGAGCGGCAGAGGGGGTAGTAGGCGCACTGGCGGCGGTAGTGGAAACAGAACGCGGTGTTCTGGTAGAAGACTCCGCGCCGCCTTGCATCAAGGAGTGCCTGGGAGAGTTCCCACAACTCGGCCCGGAGCGTGTCGAATTGATCGCGGGAGACGTAGAGCATCTCGCGGTGGAACATGCCCGGCTCCGCGTATTTTTCCGAGAGCCGCGCCTGGAAGTCCTCGTCGCTCTCCGGGAGCTTGCGCTTGGCGCTCGTCTTACCGGTCTTGGACTTGGCTATCAGTTCCGCTCGCCGGGCCTCGAACTCGGTCTCGGTCTCGCCCTTGCCCTGCTGGAGCCGGGCCTTGACCAGGATGTTGTAGATGACGCCCGCGATCTTGATGCCGAGCGCCTGCTCCACATACCAGGTGTAGAGCACGATCTGGAAGTCGGTCCACAGGCGCTCGAGGTAGTCGGCATCCACCTGGGCGGCGGTCTTGTGTTCGAGAAGGAAATGCTCACTGCCTCTCCGCACGATGCCGTCCACCTTGCCCGCGAGCGTGAAACTCCGCGACGACGCGCCCGTGGCCGGGTTGATGATCTTGTCCTCGAACGGCTGCTCCAGGCCGACCACCTCGAACTCTTCTTCCCGGTACCGGGCCGCGTAGCTCTTTATCATCGCGGTGGCCAGGTGCCAGTCGCCAAGCTCGCTCTCGTCCTGCGCCCGGTTCGGATATGCGCGGTCAATGTGGTCGAGCACCTTGGCTAGGTCCCGCTCCCGGTGCCAGAGTTCGAGGCACTCGTGGATCATCGAGCCGAAGCTCAAGTTGTGGTCCTTCTCCATCGGGACGAGTTCCTTGAGATAGCGCCACTCGCAGGCCTTCCGGCAGTTGCGGAACATGGACCACATCGAATAGGTGGTGATCATCTGCTCGCTCATGACGCGACCTCCATCGGTTGCGGATCGCGCCCTGCTTCCTGCGGCGAAAATGTCCTCTCCACCTTGAACGCACCTTCCCCGAACTGGCGGGTGATAAAACCCGTGAAGATCTTGGCGATGTTGCGGCCGACCTCGGTCCCGGCGTCGATCACGCACGAGCGTTTTTTCAGGTCCAGGCGGAACTTCGCGTCCAGCCGGATCATCGAACGGCCATGCATGCACTCGACCGCGAGCGCGGACAACATCAAGGAATCCTCAACGTCCTTAATCGTGACGTCGGGTAAAAACTCGTAACGGTAAACCTGGGAATTCAATTTCTGCCTCCTTTCACGGCCCCAGGCCGTGGTCGTTCTCGCTCCGGGGTTCGATGCCGCGAGCGGTTTTTTTGAGGCGCCTCGCGGGATATATACCGGCGGAAAGCGAAAAGTGTCGGAAAAAAGTCTTCTTTCAGAGATAATTTTTCAGGCCCGCCGCCTCGAATATCTCTCTAAGCTTCTGGATCGCCTCATAAATCGTGCTTCGGGGAATGCCTAGCTCGATGGCAATCTCGGAAACGGTTTGGGTCTTGAGCCGCTCGCACAGGTCGCGGAAATTCTCCGGCAGGAGTTCAAACGCCCGCGCCATGTCCATGACCAGGTCGCGCTGATCCTCGGGCGGTCGGTTGATCAGACCGACCCTCATCAGGTATTCGCCTTCGCTGATTCGCTCCTGCCGCTCGGTCGGCTCCTCGCAGGCCGGATCGTTCGCGTTCAGCGAAAAGGCGTTCATGCGCCAATCGCGGTTGCCGGCCTTGCGCGCGGCAATGAGCGATGCGACCCGGCAGTTGACGATCCGGCTGATGAAGGTCGTCCGCTCCGCGATGTCGGGATCGTACTTGGGCAGGCGCGTGAGCAAGTCGAGCATCAGGTCCTGCTCGATGTCCTTCCGGTCCGCCCGGCAGAACCCCGGCTGATCAATCAACTGGCAGGCCTTGACCTGGATCAATTTCACCGCGTACTCCTCGATTCCGGGATAGAGATTTCTGTCGCCCATTTTTCCTCCTCGGGGCCGAGGAGGAGTTCGTGTGGGCGTCAGCCATTACCGGGGCCGGTGAGCGGTGCGTTGCGAGATCGCCGGTTGGCGACACCCACAACGACCTCCGCTCCGCGGCCAGTCTGTTGTCTGGTGGTTATTACTTACCGAGCCGAAGGACTACCTGTCGGCTGGTTCCTCGATTTCCAATGAGAAGGGAAGGCCAGCCTGGACCTCGATCCGACTGATCGTTCCGTTGCCCAGGCCGGCCAGGTGCTCAAAAAACTCCCTCACCTTGTCCTTGAGAACGAAGTCCCGCTTGCCCTCATCGCGGAGCGGTCCGTTCTCTCCGCCGATTTTGATCTTCCTCACTACCTTGGGCAGCGGGTCGAACATCGGCTCGCCGTCATGGACCGCGAGTCCTTCGATCCTTCCAAAATTGATCTCCTGCATCAGTTCGACCAGGCGCTTTCTGGCAGGAGTCAGGGCCGCCTTTGTCACGACACTTGGCATGTCACACCTCCGATCTGGTCCCCTGGGCAAAGAAAAACCCCCGAGAGACTGGCCCGGCGAAAGGCTCTCTCGGGGGTTGCTTCAGCACCCAGAGGGTGTTGTTGCTAAAATTGATTGGTCGCCGGACCAGCCTTTAGAGGGAAGGCGCTACATCCGGCGTGGCAGATGCTACAAATCGTGTAGCATTTTAGTTGATCAGTTATTTGAGGTAGGTGTTGTTGACCAGGTCAGACCATCACGAGGAACATAACTTATTGAATGGCCTAAGTTTATGACGGGTTCTTTTAGGTGTTCTGAGAGCGGCTTATCATACTGATCTATTTTCTTTAGGGCACGAGTAATTGCATTGCTTACACGTTTCCGAACCTTGTCCCGTTCATCCGCGAGTTTCCGAACCTTTCCTCCGAGCCCATGAGCTTTGCCGAGTTCAGAAATGATCCATTCCTTGTCGTTTTCCAACGACTCAATCTTCGAGAGGTCATTGTTGGATCGAGCCTCGTTAAGCTCACCCTCGAGTTCTTCCAGCCTTGTGCGATATGATTGGATGGCTTTGTCATCGAGCACTGCTCCGGAATCAGACTGTCCCAAAATCGTGAAGCCATCTTCAGGTTGATCTTCAGTGGCGGATACCGAGGCGACAGGTTCGTTCTTTGTCATCCGTCTTACTGCAACATCGAGTTCCGATGCAGAAAATGACGTGCCTGGGTTCTCAAGAAGTATTTGCAAGTGATAGAAGCCGATTTCTGGTGTATATATTTTTTCTTCATTTCCTCCAAACCTGATTGCCCAGCATTGCTGTTTTCGGCAGATGTAATTACTTGGCGAGGGGACCATTGCTGATGAAGGTGGGGCTGGTTGCCCGGCGACAATTCCACTAGAGTCACACACTAACCGAAGGAGGCAACTATCAGGCAGTTCCCGCTTCCGAATCGCAGCGCTGTTTTGTGCAATCGCATCCTCAACGACCTTCGTAACATATTTAGCATGGCGCTGGTGCATTTCAAAAAGCTGAAGAGCGGTTGAATCCGCTGAACCATTGAGGTGTTTCAATACTCGTGCGGCTTCGCCATACCGTCCAAAGAATTTGAGGGGGGCCATGTCCGCAACCTCGTTTGCCGTTTCCACGTAGGCTGCCAGCATTGTTTTCGATTCGCCCTCGGCCCTTTCGCCAACCAGGAGATCAACGCCATAGGCTTCCGCCGGATCATGGTCCTGAGCGCCGGCGGCCAATACCGCAAAGCGGCGGTCGATGCACTGGGAGCAGGTTCCACAGTGAGTGTGGAGTCTGGTAATCTCCCAGGTGTGCGTACAACTTGTGGCGAATTTGATGGTCTCCCCGCAACCAGCATCGACGATCCCCTTCACGACTTCTGTCTTGGTCTTCCAGAGGAATGGGTTCTCAATCGTGAATGGCTTGCTGGCCACAGTCGAGATGATTTTGGCAAAACCATTGATGACCTGGGGATGTGTAGTCCGCGTAGCTCTTGCGCCTACGACCTGCGCTGATACAGGCAGGTTGAAACTGACGACACCGTTCTCGTAGAACCGGATTCGAGAAAGCCCGAACATTTGGGCTACCGTCGATCCAAGTGCGGCATACAGGAACGACCGACTCCGCTGGGTATATTCCTGCCCCAAAGACTTGTCCTTGTTAATAATGACCGCGACATGGAACGGGGCATGTGACGCGCTTTTCGCAAGGAGTTCCTTCAGCACTCGATGCCGCTTGGCCAGCTTTTGTGTCGACTTGTGGGTGACCAACGCGATCTTACGTTGATTCACGACAGCTTCCTGTATAGCTCCGCCTAAAGAATCCAGTCCGCCAGAAAACAACACAACCTCTTCCGGCGGAGCAGCGTCTAATTCGAGATGTTTCTGAGTAGGGGGTTGCTTCGTGAGCTTCATAAAATCGAAATGGTATTCATCCTCGGACAGAAAGCTAAGAGTCTCTATCAGTTGATCCTTAAGCGGCGAGGAGTTCCATAAATCCGGATTTCGAACTGGTATTCTGAAAAATAACCTACGCCTCCAGTTCTCACCGAAGTTATCCACGCCATCGCCCCCTCTCGTGATGGCTTGGTCTGCGCAATAAACATATGTCGCAATCTCGACCAGATCGTGGAACTGGGAGGGGATGTCCTTGAGAAGCTGGCTGTGGATATCATTGATGCACAGAGATATATTCTCGTGGGGTTCCCACAGGTGTAGACGTAGCGGCTTCTTTCGGTCAAATGGTAATGAGTCGGTTGTGACATCACCGCAGAGGATGGAGCGCTCATTTGTCATCGGTTTGCGCTCCTTCCTTGAGTTCCGCCACGATCTTCTTCATGGCAACGTGCGCGAAACCGGCGGCATCCTTTCTCGATATGCCTTTATTCTCCCAGTTGGTCTTTGAGAACCAGCCCCCGGAAAACTCCTCGACGATTCTCGAGGCCTCATAACTATGGGTCCCGAGAGCCTTGGTGAATTCACCCTGCTGGGCCAGTGTCCGAAAACGTCGGCCCTCCCCCACATTGTGAGCAACGGCTCTGCTGACAAAATAATCAAGACACTTGTCTGTCAGGCGGGCGAAAAAATCCCTGGCAAAGATGCTGAACTGCTTGTTTGTGGCAAGGGTGGAGAAGGCGCTCTTGACGTCGTCTGGGGTTGTGCCGAAAAGATTCTGTGTCCGGCTCCCGATCAACTGCGTCATCGTTTCGGACGCAGCCATCTGGGCCATCTCACCCAGATCCGTCCGTCCGCCATTGTTGGCCAGCCGGTGGTCGACTGCATCAGAGAACGCGCCGACTACCTCCAGCAGGGTTGGAGAATCGGAAACATCTAGACCTGCATTTCGAAGAGCATCGGCAAAGTTGTTGCTCTTTGCGGCCAAGGGCAATTGCGTAAGAAGCCAGATGGTTTCGACCAGGCCCTTGTCTTCGGCCGCTAAGTTCAACCCTTGCTCCGCTGCCGTAATGGTTGCGTTAGCAATCTGGGTTGTTCCCGCTCCGCCCTCTATAAGGGCAACGACCTGTTGCCATTTCCGAGTGCGAGGAAGGTTCCCTAGCCTGATGTGTCCCATTGGATTCTCGTAACAATCCCTTTCTAATCAAGTCCCGGCCCCTGTTTGAACAGGCGACTCGTGTGGTTTCTAGGCTCTATATATCAAATCGGGCGGAGAAAGTATAGTGGCCGAGACAAATACGACCTCTGTCCTTGCCTACGAAAAAACTGCTCCAGCCCAAAGTTTTTTCCGACACTTTTGACTTTCCGCTGGTATATATCCCCTGTCGAACTTAACGATAGCGCGGCCAAAGGCGGCGGCGAAAGGCTGAAAAGGAGACGGAATGACCAACCCCCTTGATCCTAATGAAATGGACTCCCAAGAGCGGCTTTCCGAGGCGGCGGAGATTCTGGCGGCCGGCATCATGCGCCGCAGGATGCGGCATGTAGGAAAGATGGCGCACATGCGAAAAATAAGAGAGGCGGGCCTTGATAGTTCTCCAGAAGCGAGCGTTCATGGTCACGAACCCGAACCGAAAGGAGAGAGGCTTTGAATAACTCGGTATTGAAACAAGTGGCGCAACTGCCGCGCCTGAGCTTCAAGGAGCTTCAGGAGATGTGGAGAAACCTTGTGGGGACCGAGCCGCCCGCCTACAACAAGAAGTTCATGGTGAAGCGGCTCGCCCACCGCATCCAGGAGTTGGCCTATGGAGGTCTTTCCGAAACGGCCAAAGAGAGGATGCGCGAGGTCATCGAGCAGGATGGCTTCGATGAATGGGGAGGCGTTGGCCAGAAGCGGCCGCAGGCGAACCGCGATATGCCTATCATCGGCACGCGGCTCATCCGCGAGTGGCAGGGTAACCGCTACGAAGTGACCGTGGTCGCAGGCGGCTTCGAGTATGCGGGCCGCAAGTACCGGTCCTTGACCGCGATCACCAAGGCCATCACCGGCACCCACTGGAACGGACCCGCGTTCTTCGGTCTGCGCTCCTCCCAGAATAAAAAGGAGAATGATGCTCAATGAACAAATCGAATTCTCAACCCGTCAAGCTCATTCGTTGCGCCATCTACACCCGCAAGTCCACCGAGGAAGGTCTCGATCAGGAATTCAACAGCCTCGACTCTCAGCGCGAGGCCGCCGAGGCCTTCATCGCCAGTCAGGTCCACGAGGGATGGAAAGCTCTTCCCGATCATTACGATGACGGCGGCTTCTCCGGCGGCAGCATGGAGCGGCCCGGGCTGGCGAGGTTACTCGAGGACATTGAACGTGGAAAAATTGACTGCGTGGTCGTTTACAAGGTGGACCGCTTGAGCCGGTCGCTTCTGGACTTTACCAAGATCATCGAGACCTTTGAGCGCCACGGCGTTTCCTTTGTTTCAGTGACCCAGCAATTCAACACCACCTCCTCGATGGGCCGGCTCACCCTCAACATCCTCCTCTCCTTCGCCCAGTTCGAGCGCGAAATCATCGGCGAGCGCATCCGCGATAAGGTCGCCGCGTCCAAGCGCAAGGGTAAGTACATGGGCGGCCCGCCAGTGCTTGGCTACGACGTGGATCGTACCAGCAAGAAGCTGGTGATCAACGAGAAGGAGGCGGAACTGGTTCGCTACATCTTCAAGCTATTCCTAAAAACCGGCTCGCCCACTCTGCTCGCCAAGGAACTGAATAAACAGGGGCACACCACCAAGTCCTACGTGACCATGACCGGCCATCCGCACGAAGGCTGCCCCTGGAACAAGACCCACATCTACCGCACGCTTCACAATCATCTCTACCTCGGAGAAGTGGTCCACCAGGGTAACCACTACCCCGGCGAACACGAAGCGATCATCAGTCGAGACCTCTGGCGCAAGGCCCACAGCATCCTGGAGCAGAACTGCGCAGCGAGGGGCGCTCATACCAAGGCCAAGACGCCCGCGCTCCTCAAGGGGATCATCCGGTGCGGCCACTGCGACCACGCCATGACCATGTCCTTCACTCGCAAGCCCAGCAAGAAAGTCTACCGTTACTATGTGTGCGTGGGCGCTACCAAGAAGGGCTACGACACCTGCCCGGTCCGCACCGTGGCCGCGGGCGATATCGAGGAAGTGGTGAAGCGACAACTGCGGGCGGTCTTTACATCGCCGGAACTTATCGAACGAACTTACCAGGCCGCCAAAAAAATCGAAGCAGACGAGATGGAAAGATTGAGGACCGGCAAAGCTGATCTGGAACTGCAAACCCTCCAATCCGAAAAATTGACCGAGCGCGAAGTAATCGAGGCCTTCGATAACCTGGACCAGGTTTGGGACGAACTCTTCCCGGCCGAGCAAGCCCGCCTCGTGCATCTCCTGATTGAGCGCGTCACCGTTTACCAGGACGACCTCAACATCAAGTTCAGAGCCAACGGCCTCCAGACCTTGATCGCGGAAATGAAAAACGATGAGGGAATTCACGAAGGAGGATTGGAGCATGGACATGAAGCCCACGCTGGAAGTTGAAGGTAACAGCCTGGTCATCAACGTGCCGATGAAGTTCAAGCGGCGCGGCGGCCGCAAGGAGATCATCGTGCCAGAAGGGTTGAAATCCAGCGCGGCCCAGCGTCTGGACGCGCAGGAATCGCTCCTTACCGCTCTGGCCAAGGCCCACCTTTGGAAGGACCTGCTCGATTCCGGAACGGTCCTTTCAATCTCGGAGTTGGCTCAACGCTTGGGCCTCGATCAGTCCTACCTCGCCCGCACTCTGCGTCTGTCCTATCTGGCCCCCGACATCATCGAGGACATCGTAAGAGGCAACGAACCATCGGGCCTATCTCTGGCCAAGCTGCACCGGGGCATTCCCCTGCTATGGGAAGAACAGCGGAAGAGATTCGCCTTCCCGGAAAAATAGTCTCCATCCTGCACGCTCTGCGCCGCCTTTACCTTCCGCGATTTCTGGTGTGAACACATGTCAACCCGCATTTCACTGCGGATCGGGTGTCGGAACCTCGAATTTTTGCGTCTTGTAAGCGCCTGTTTTTTCACAACCCAAAACCTCTGGACGAGTTGGGCATAGTCCACAGGTTTCAGAGAAAGAGAGGCGAGAAGGGCTGTTTGGGGCCTAAAATGTGGGTTTTCTGGGGGGATCAAGTCCAAAGGTTGTTAGGGGATCGTAATGTCAAAGTCGCCGTAACGCGGCGAAAGAAGCAGAGAAAATCGGGTAGGAGGGGGCCTCACGGCCCCCGTCCTCCCACACCACCGGACGTACTCACCGTATCCGGCGGTTTCTTCTATCGGTTCAACTCCTGATGCCTGACGAAAAGGCTGACCAATCCGATC